GCATTACCATTAGCTTTCTTGTATGATAATGTAAAAACATCAGCAGCCCAGCTTAAAACACCATAAACTTCATCACCACTATCATCATCTATACCATTGTCTGTTCCTGCATCCCTGATAAGAACTTTCTTAGGATCTATTGCACCTGAGACAGCACCCTTATAAATACCCTTTCCAGTAGTAAGATCATCTCTTGGAGTATCATCTGTTGCAGCTCCATTTACTTCAGTTGTTACAGCATCACTTGAATCATTAGATACACTAAAATTCAAAACCCCTGTCCTTGATGGATAAAGTTTGTGTTGAAGTGCAGCTTGTTTAGCAGAATCATTCATTTTTGCATCAGTAACAGCCAAAGCTCCAATTTTCTCTGCTGTTACAGCAGCGGCGTTAATTTTAGCTTCTGTTACCACAGAATCCTGTAACCATTTTGAACTAATTTGTTTCATTGTTCTTTCTCCTGTTTATTGTTTAATAAAAATAGGCTATTCTAATACAATCCCCCTCAGAAAGCCCTAAACCTAAACCACTCCAAGAAAAAGTGTTTCCTGAAACAGTGAAATCTTCTCCATTTATCTGTGTTGTCCCTTCAATAACATCAGCTATTACTTTATCTGATACTTTTGGAGTTTTAGCAAGTGTTAATTCTTCTGCTATTTCCTCACCTGAAGTAATAACCCTTTCCTCAACATTCCACGTACCTGATTCTAAACTAAGAGCTAAATATTCATCAATTAAAATCTTATCCCTATTAAAAATATTTGTTCTTGCTTGATGTGTAAGTACAGAGCCTTGATAAAAGTTATAATCCTTAGTTGATCTATATAAAGTGGCTTCTCCAGCAGAAGGGGGTTGTCCAATCTTTTCAACTTCATTAACCCTGAAAAGATCATCAAACTTATTGACAGTCATATAAGTAATTTCAAACTCTTTTCCATTAGAATCTGCTATTTTATCACCAACAATTGCTTGTAAAGCTTGTATGCTATCATTCCAAGAACCTTCTAGTGTATATTCATAATCTTGTCCAGAATACTGAGAAATATTACCAATTTGACCGGATGTTTGTAGTTCAGGTTCATAGTTTTTTTGATCCGGAGTATATACCAAAGAAAAATACCCTCCATCAGCAGGGGGTATAGAATCCTCTGTAATATAACTGACAATTACATTATTACCAGAAACAAAATCATCAGGTAATCCTACCCATGAAACTACTTCATATTCATTATCATTATTTGCTTTTACAAAATCTCCAACTCTCAAATATTTTGCTTTTACACCATCTTGAAAATATAATGAAATTTGATATTGTCCTCCACCAAGAGATGAAGGGTTTAATATACCAATTGGGATATTTAACATTTTATAATCCTTTTATGATAAAATTGGTAATAATTTAATCCAAATCCAAGATTTTTGATTACCAACCAAAGTATTAAAATTTTTAATTCGAGTTTGATTTGCATTTTCATCTTCAGTTTTAATATCAGCAGGTTGAAAAGTATCAGCTCCACTAGGGATTTTATGCTCATAACCACCAAAAGCACTTTGAGACACCAAACCTGCTATAACTGCTATTTTATTTTGACCATGTATAAATACTATATCGTCAAGATTTCCAGATAATTGAGCATGAACTAGACCATGCGTTGAGTCAACAATAGTCCACCCACTAGGAACACCCCCAACAGGAGCATTTGAAACTTTATCTGTAATAGTATTACCACTACCTAATTGTATTTTAAAATCAACTCCAACACCACTACCACCTCCACTTGCATTAATTTCAAGTTCATGACTTGGTGTTTCAACTATACTTACATTTGTTCCAGATTTAATTTTCTTAAATTGAAATTGAACTCCACTTTTTTGATGATATACTCCCAATCCAGAATCACCAATATTTATAGCAGTATTTATTTCACCTGAACCACCCCCACCACTACCTGAACCACCAATAAGAGGATATATCTTAAATTTTAAGATTGCTCCAGCAGGAATATACTTTTTTGATGTTATATTGTTTCTAAAATCATGAAAACTTCCAGTTTCTTCATAATCCTGGTAACAAATTGTTGCACCATCCCCAAGATTAACTGTTTGACCTGTTGCAATTCTAAATTGTTTATTTCCAGTTTCATTAGAAACATCACCAATTATTATAAAATCATTTCCATCTAAATCAACAAACCAACATCCTCTACCGATTTTTGATAAATCAACTGAATCCGGTATTGACACAACCCCAGTTCCAGAAGTATAGGATGTTGGTTGAAATGAAGAAATAATTTCTATCTTATATCTTTCTTGTTCCTCTCCATCAATTGATAATTCAAAATCTCCGGTCCCATTCCTGTATTTCTTTTCAGCATCACCATTTCTTGAATCTACAGGAATCACAATATTATCACCTGGATTAATATCAGTGATTGTTTGCACTGATTCTTCATAAATCCATCTTTTTGTAATCTCCCTCCCATCAATTAGAAAAATAGAATTGGAAACACAAACCCCAACTACAAAAACAGATGAATTAATATTGCCCTCTTCATCAGGTCTTAATTCTCCTTTATTGACTCTATCTTTCTTTAGTGAAGTATTTAATCGCATTATCCATGAACCTTGATCTAAAGTAAAACTGCTTAGATCAAGAACATTACCAACACCATCATCAACAATAATATTATTTCCAGAAGGTGTTCCTTTAATATAACCTGTTATTTTATTAGAGTTTTTATCACCAATAGTAACTAAATCATTATCATTAAAATCTGAAATATTAACAAGTTGAATTTCTCCCGTAACATCACCATCAGTGAGAAATTTATGGGATTTATAGATATTGGTATACAAAAGATCAGCATTAGCAAAATTAAGTAAACTCCCCGGATCAATTTTGTATTCCCCATAAAAGGGATTGACTAAATAAAATTCTTCTGTCCACGTTAAGTCATTTGATATGAAATCAACTAACCCACCACCTTTAAAACTAAATTGAGATCCTATAAAAAGTTTATTTAGATTTGGGTGAGCGTGAGAATCAATATTATGATCTGATGCTTCTAATGATAATAATAAATAATCAGGATAGGATGGATAATTCCCTTTTGTTATAATTCTACCTATTGGAATATTGGTTATCTTATCTGTGAACTTTCCTGCATTTGTTGAAGATAAATAAAGCCTAGTACCTGCATCTAAAACAGTTCCAGTTTCAAATTTAACAAAGGAAACATTAATTAAACCATTAGTTCTTACAATACCCTTATGATTTGTAGTATCAGTAATTTCAATTACCCCAACTACTTTTTGTTTTACTGTCCCATCAGCTAAAGCTCTTTCAAATCGTTTTTCAGATTCATTCCAATATCCAAGTTCTCCATTTTCAATTACTGAATCAAAAGCAGCTTTATCATCAAATCCTTGACCCATATAACTAAAGGGTTTTCCTCCTGCATCAAGAAATAATCCTGCTTTATTTGCAACATCTATAATTTCCGGATGTGCATTGGGATCAACATTATGTTCTGATATTTCAAAAGCTTGTGTATATGCAAATATATATTGAGCACTTAAATCAACATTTGTAAGAGACAACTGAAGCTTGAAGGTTACAGCTCCGGTTAATGGCCTGTATTCAATTTTAGTTGGTTGAGGTTGACCAATTGCAAGTAAAAATTCAGTGGCAGGATTTAATGGATCTGTTCTACCCCAAATATAAATTTCTTCAATATCCTGAAAATTTCCTCCAGCTTCAGGGACATTTGGAGGAATAGTACAAATAAACTCAACTGTGTTATTATTAATTTTAAGTCTACTACTTACTGCTGCCTGATACCAAAGTCCTGCATTAGCTCCAGTCCTTGCTGGACCATCTGGAGGAGTAATTGTCCCTTTAATATTAGAAACCCCAAAAGTATATGGGTATATGAAAAAACCTTCATTGTTCTGAGCAGTTATTGACTGAGCAACACCTATATCGGTTAGGATGCCTATCATTTTAAATTCCTTTTTAATAAATTATTAAAAAAATCTTGAAAATTTTCAAGAGATAATATTTCTAATGTTTTTTTATGTTGTTGTTTAAAACATTTTTTAATATCAAATAATTCTTTTGTTATGAATTTTTTTGGTTTAATTTCTATATAGAGTTTATGCTTAGGCAAATAAAAATCAGGTAAATAATTTAATTTCCGGCAATTTTGTAAGGAAAATCGTTTTGGTTCATATTTCCATTTTATCTTTTTTTCTTCACAGATTTTACATAATCCATCTTTTCTTTTTTTGAAATAAAGATCATAATATTGTTGTCTTGAAAGATTATGTTTTTCTTTTACATGGGAACCAATAATATTTCTACCGCAGGAATCTATAGTTTTTTGTTTACAAATTTTACAGATATTTGTAAAAATACCAATCATCTTAATTACCCCGTTATTGTTCCATAGTAAATTTTATCAACAAAACCTGCAACAATTATATTTTTTTCAGCTAAAGGAAAAGTGAATGTAATTTCTACTTTTTCAAATCTAGGATAAACATAATGTCTAACAAATTTTTTAATTTTATCAAGTGTTAAATATATATTTTTTACATTTTCATCCATGAAAACAACCATACAAAAACTCATAGGTTCACCCTTGGGATCAGTCTCCCACCATTCTGTAATTGAAGTTTCCAAACCAAGAATTTTAAGTACAAGCTCTAATCCTGTTCTATGTCCCTTCAAATAATGAATCAAACCAAGAAAATAAACAAGAGTATCAATTTCAATATCAGTAAGAGTTCCCATTAATTCTGAAATATAACTAAACCCATATTCATTGATTGTTTCTGTTATTGCATCTTCACTGAGCTGACTAGGATCAGCATATTTATATTTTACATCCTTTAAATCATTAACCACACCATCCATAATAAATTCAAGCATTGAAACAAGTTTTGGATAAAACTCAAGTTCCCTTAAATCTTCAGGAATAAATAAATCTATATTTTTAAAAATATCATTACTCATTAAATCACTTCAATATCTTGTTCTATTTCATAATATTCATTAAAATCCAATTTAGTTGGATTTGATTGTGGATCTCTTGCAGTCAATTCCAAATCACCATTATTTAAACTTTTATCTAAAACTTCAGTCCATTCATCTTCTCCATTAATTCCAGGTTCATTTTTTGCTGCTTTTGAGGTGAAACCAACACACTGAAACATTAAACCTTCAGCAACTTCAGGATCACTTGGTACAACATATTCACCTATTTCATAATTTTGATTGGATTTCCAATATGGAGGTGTTCCATTAATAGGAACAGACAACCATAAAATTTGGTTATCTTTAATCAATTCATTTTCCACTGTAGGCCAAACAGGTTCAGGATTTTCAGCATCAATCAATGTTTCAGAAGTGATGTTAACAATATCACCTCCAGCATCCCTTAAAGTATTTGCTGAAGAAGTTCCTTTAAGTTCTTCTATTATCTCCACACTTACCGGAGCATTAGTTCTAAATAATAAATTATCAACAATTTCAAATTCATTTTGAATATCTTGTTTTGCAAGACTTCCAATAAATTCCAAGGAAAAACCAGTGGAGAAATCACCACTCACATTAATATTTCCAACACCAATACTTGAAAAAAATTCCAATTCTGTTTTTATATTACCTACCAAAGTATCATAGGGAATAGCATTTGTTGTTTCTGTATCAAATTTAATTTTAAAAGTTCCACTATCCGGAACAGTTTGAAATGTTATTTTTTGAATTTCATTATTACCAAGAGCAGCAGCTTGTCCTTCTTGTGTTGTTGAAACTGATAAATTAACCAATTGTGATGTACCACCTTTATATTTCAAACTATTCTTTGTTATTGTTATTTGTGGAAGATCCTTATTGCCAAGAGCATTTTTAAATTCAATAGAAAATCCATTTGTATAACTACCAGTAACCAAAACATCATTAACACCAATATTTGATAAATTTTCTAAAACTTCTTGAATTATCACAGTTGTAGCATTGTAATAAATTGGAGTTGTAACTTCATCATCAAAAATGATACTCCATAAACCCTCAGTTGGTACTTCCAAAAAATCAATTTTTTGAATTTCATTATATGTATCATCACTACCATATTGTGTTATTGTAGATATTGTTATACTTGTTGTAGGTGATAAATTATTATCTATTACTTCCAATTCAGGTACTTGAATATTTTCTAAATCACCTTGAAAAATAAAATAAAATTCTTTTTCTACATCATAATTACCTGTAACAAAGATATTTCCATTGCCAATTGTATTCAATAACTCAAGAGCTGTTTTAATATTATTTGAAGAAGCATTATATGGAATTGCTGTTGTTGTTTCTCCTTTAAATCTTAATTTCCAATCACCACTGACAGGAGAAATATTAAAATTTGCTTTCTGAACTTCATTACCTGTCATTATTTCAACTTTTGTAACACCCTGATATAAGAAATTATCAATAACTACAAGTTGAGATACATCAAAATTGCTTAAAATACCCTTAAATTCGACAATAAAACCATTTGTATAATTTCCAGCAACATTAACATTGCCAACACCAATGGAGGATAAATTTTCTAATTCTGTTTTTATATTACTTGCTGGTAGATTATAAGCAAAAGTATTTGTTGTTTCTCCCTCAAATTTTAATTTCCAATTACCATTGTCAGGAACTAAAGTAAATCCTAAATGTTGGATTTCATTTTTAGCTCCATTACTGCCTTTTTGTATTGTAGAAATATTAGGTTCAATTATTTGACCAATTATTTTATCATATTCTAATGAATTATATGATGCACTTAATTCAATCACAGGTTTGTTCTCTAATGTACCTTTAAACTCAACTGAGAACCCATCTGTATAATTTCCTATAATTGAAATATCATTAGTGTTAATATTTGGTAAATCTTCAAGTGCTGTTTTAATTTCATCAATAGAAGCATCAAATAATAAAAGATCAGTAACTTTCCCATCAAATAAAATACTCCAATAACCTTTATTTGGGACCAAACTAAATTCAATTTTTTGAATTTCATTTTGATCTAAAATATCAATTTTTCCTTCTATTGTTGTACTTACTTCTCCAGATACTTCTGCATTAGTATTAATTAATGTACTATCAACAACCAATAATGGTACAATTTCACGTTTACCAAGATTGTTTTGAAAAGTTATTGCTATTCCATCCAAATAATTACCAGTAACCAAAACATTCCCAACTCCAATATTATTTAAATCTTCCAATGCAGTTTGAATTTCAGAAACTATTGTATTATATGAAAGAATTGTAGTTATTTGACCATCATAATTAATTTTCCATCCCCCTACTTCAGGTTCAAAGTCAAAAGATATTTTTTGTACTTCATTAATTCCTGAAAAAAGAAAATCTAATGGTGAAATTGTTCTATTCTTTAATTCATTAATAAATTTAACAATAAAACCATTAATATAATCACCACTTACATCAATATTTCCAATACCAATATTTTCAAGAACTTCTAATTTTAATTTAATTTCACTTGCTGGAGCATTGAAATCAAGTTCCTCTGTAATTTTAGTATCAAAATCAATTCTCCACTTTCCTAATGCTGGTAAGGAATCAAATATTATTTTTTGAATTTCTGATACTGCATAAGAAAAGTTGTAATACTTTTTTACCTTAAAAATTTTATTAGAGTTTATTCCAATAAATAATGGTCCAGGTTTAATTAATCCATCAATATCATAATGTTTTTCTGGTTCCCATTCATTGATTTCATCCATTGTGTAATTGTCTGGAAGTTGAATACACTCCCATTGCAGAAAAGAATCAGTAAACAAATCACCAATAGCAGGAGTGTTATAATGTAAAAGAGTGTTGTCAATTATTTCAAGTTCAGAAACATCTAAATTGCCTAAATTTCCCTGAAAAGCAATTGAAAACCCATCAATATAATTACCAGTAACCAAAACATCATTAACACTAATGTTACTTAATAACTCAAGAGCTGTTTTAATTTCACTTGATGGAGCATTATAGGATAAAGATGAAGTTGTTTCAGTATCAAATTTTAATTTCCAATTTCCAACACCCGGCAATAAATCAAAAGATATTTTTTGAACTTCATTATGAATCCCACTACCCACTATTATTGTTGAAACTGAAACATTCACTGAAGTTGTACTATTGTTATTTCCTGGATTACTATCTAAATCCCAATCAGGTTCTAATTCTCCTGATTTTCTTAAAAACTTTGTTATTTGATATATAAAATCTGTTTCATTACCTTCTGTCGGTACTAAGAATTGACCTTTTTCATAAACCCCTTCACTTTCCCAAACATCTCCTTTAATTTCCAATCTTGCTGTTTTTACGTAGCTTAAAGCTTCAATTAAATTTTCAAGAGTACTAAAATCAAGTTCCTGTTCTAAAACCTTTTCATAATCCACAATTATATTTTCAATATCCAATATAGAATTGCCATTAGTTAAAAGTTTTAAAATAATTTTTAATTTTAATAAATTTCTAATTGGATATGTAATTGTTGGAGGTTTTAAACCCATTGTTCTTTGGTTACTAAGTAAAGTTTTTAAATTATCAATTTCTGTACTTGTAAATACTTGTCTCTTTAACCTAACATAGACTAACTCTAAAACAGCAGCAGTTATGCTTCTCCAATTAGTATCAACAATGGAAGTATCAAGAAGTTTGAAAACTTTTGCATAATCTTCCCTGGCCTTAATTAAAGATTGTGTTTCATGATAAAGTGGGGCATTTATTGTTATTTGTTCTTTTGTTTCAGGTATTTGATAATCAGTTAATTTTTCAATATTATTTATAGTTCCATAATCAAAAATAAGATGTTTTGTTTCATAATCAAGATTATTAAGTTCAATTGCAACAGCCTTAATTTTATCATTTGTCATATATTTGATATTTGCTGTTTCACGATTTAAAGAAAAAACATCAATTGAACCATAAACATTTGTTAATATTGTAAATTTATCATTTATAAGATCTAATATAATATTAGATTTTTCAACTTCAATATTGTTTAAGAAAATTCTAATATCTTCTGAGATATTGTCTATACTAAACCTGAATCTCCCTGGATCTTCACTACTTATTGTTATTTCTTCTTCTTTCAGCTTACCAAAAGTGATTTCAATATCTGTTTCAATACCAACATTTACAGGAGTTTCTTCTAATATTATAAGATCTTGATCTTTTACTGAACCAACAATCTGATACTTTTCAAAAATACCTGTGAAATCCGGAACAATTGTAAATTTTAATCTTTCATTTAGACCACGAAAAACTGAATATCCTAAATTTTGAGAATTAGCTATTTTTGAACTTCTTTTTAGTGAATACTGATGATATGTCTCCCTTCTTGCAGTTATGTTCTGAAAGGCTCCATATGTTCCTAGAGCAGCGATTAATTCAACAACCTTCATACCTACTGGAGAATTGAAAAAACCCTTCCATTTTGCTTCATCCGGACTAGAATCAATAAATGTATTAAGCTTATCTCTTATTGCTTCAAAAGAAACTAAGTTTGTGTCAATTATAAAACTCACTTTGTAATACTCCCTTCAAATAATTGCTTTTCTTCTTCTCCCTTGAGTCTAAAAACTAATTTTAATTCGTATTTGTTGTTATCCGGATCAGGAAATATATCAGTCTCAGATGCGTCAATTTCAATTCTTGGTTCCTGAATTTCAATTTCCTCAGTTACTACTCTAAAAATTTCAACAGCATTTATTTCATCTATTAATTCAAACAATGAATCTTCAAAATCAATACCATAATCTAAATTAAAAGAACATTCCCCTTTTTTTGTTACAAGAATATTGTGCAATGATTGAAAAATTACTTCAATATTTTTCAACATAGGTTTAATTGTAGGAGAATATTGATTAATATCTGAAATAAGTACAGTCATTACTTTTCTATCCTTTTAATCAACTTATTACACCTGAACCAACACCTGTTCCACTAAAAGGTATAAAAGAACAAGTCCCTGTTATTGTTACTTGTCCTGTTGCTGTTAAAAATCCATTAATAAATCCTGTAGCAATTGCTTTAGCTACTTTATTCCAATCTTGACCTACAAAACCAGATTTAATACCTTCAGTATTTATATTATTTGCCCATTCTTCCAATTGAACAGGTATAGAACCAGGAACAATATTCCCTATTCCTTCAAAAATAGGAGTATGTGTTGAACTTAAAGTTGCTTGTAACATTTCTTGTTCTAATGTTATTGCAGCAGCATCAGCTATTTTTGGAAAATCAGATCCCACCAAACCCATACTAATTCCAGCAGAAATAATAGCTGAGGAAATAATTGCAGAAACAATGCCTGTAAGACCTGAACCTACTCCCACCCCTGCACCTGGTAATAATCCAACATCCATAGTAGTAAAGGTTTTACCAACAACGCTCTTCTCACTGCCATTTCCTATCGCATTACAGAATTTTCCAAGATCACTACCTACCATACCTTTTCCTTCAAGATTACTTTTAAGCTCTAAACCTTGCCTTGACCCTGATAAGCTCATTTATTTACTCTTTATACTTTCTAATTTATTCCATAGTTGTTTTATCTCTGGAAGAACTTTGCCTAAACATTCTTTACAAAAATCCTTTTGTATTAATTCTCTTCCAATTTCAAGCCTTACAATATATGTTCTTGGTTTAAGATCTTTCATATCTTGAATTGGAACATCTTCAATTTTTCCAGTTTGAGAATTTTGTCTTTTCATTGTTGCCATTTTTGGAACAGTTTGTTTAATCTTTTTTGTTTTCCCTTTTTCATCCTTTGTTTTGAATTCTTTTTCTTCAGTAAGAAATTCTACTGGAGGATTGATAAAAGTTTGTTTACCACAAATATCACAAACCCAAGTAACACTCATATTACCTCCTCACATTATTAATTCTTTCATGGCATTAACTGGAATCAAACTTGGCCCTCCTCCAACAAAAAGTACCATTGCAGAATAAGTATCTTTAATTTCATTCATTTTAGAACTACTTAATTGTTCTTTTAAGTAATTAGTACCACCACTTAATTTATCAGCACTCCACATATATAATCCATCAATATTTATACTACCTTTTAGTTGGTCAAGTAAAGCCTGAAATTCATCAACTGTATTTTGTAAATTTGTTACTTTTTCACCAATAGAATCAATAAGATCATTTACATTATCATCTGGAGTTACCATCATCCCATTAAGCAATCCAACTACACCTAAAAGTTTCTCTTGAACTTCTTTTAGACCATCAATTGAATTAAATTTTAAACCATCCCAATCTGGTTTTACTGATGGTGGTTTTGGTGTAGGTTCTGTTTCTTCAAATTTTTTAAGAGTAAATCTAAGTTGTGGAATATCAAAAATATTTAATACTGAATCAAGAGTATATTTAAATGTTGGAAGGTCTGGAGCTGTAATTAAAAAACCAAATCCAACAACTACAGCATCATCAGAAAAAATTGGTCTATTTTCATCCCCTAAATCATCAAATGAATCTTGCGCTGTTTTTATAGCTTGCGCTGGAGTTATTATTGGTATCCCCTCACTATCATATGTAAGTTTACCCTCTGCATCAAAAGGTTGAACAACCAACATAAACATCCCAGTACCAAAAAGATCATTAATCAAATCTTCTAACTCTCCAATAAGACCACCAACCAATTTCTTAAAAAGATCAAAAGATCCACCATAAATAAATTTAGCAACTGTGAGAAGGGAAGATACTACAGAGAGGATAGGAGATAACGTTGTAGGGATTATTCCAACAGTATCCACTATGGATGTTACTTCTTTTGGTATTGGAAATCTAAGGGTTTGTTTTTTCCAGCTCATCTTTCTTCTTCTTTTTTAATTCTAAAATAAGTTTTATTTTATCCAATTTTCTTTTATCTTTTTCAAATTCTAAATCAACAATCTCCTGAAAAGTTTTACTAATCCTTTCAAGCTTTTGAAATTTTGGTTTTGTCCAATTATTATCCATTGATTAACCTATTAAATGTTCAAAAAAATTAGTTATCCTATTACTTGGAATAACTATTAAATCATTGTTAGTAATTTCTTTAAATTTATGTTTTAATTCCAGTATTTTTTTAGTTTTATAAGTTTTTAATTTAATCTCAATCCATAAATCTAATTCAGTTAAATAAAAATCAGGAGTATATCTTTTCCTATAAGATAAATTTATCTGAAAAGTTCTAGGTTCATATAGCCATTCTATCTTATTTTTGTTACACAATTTTGCAAAGACAATTTCATATATAGATTTCATTTGAATATTTTTATAAATATAATCTTTTCTCAACATTCTATTACCAAATTTATTTTTTGGATCTTTATTCTGTGAAACTGCTTTTAATGATGCTTTTTCAATACTATCATCCTTATCCCAATAATTTTTTATCCCTTTATAATAATTTTTAAGTCTTTTCTCCCTTTCTTCTTTAAAATTCTCATTCTCCCAAAAATTTTTCATATGTCTACTTGCTCGTTCTTTTTGATTTTTCACATATCCAGGATCAGATTTTAACTTAGCTTGAGTTTCATTAAAAATTTTTGTCATTCTTTCTCGGTACTCAGGTTTTTTCCAATTTTCTCTGTTCCTCTTACTTGTATCAATAGAAAGTTTTTTTCCAATTTCAGGATTATCCTTATGACGTTTTATCATTCTCTCCTTAATTTCTTCTTTTCTTCCTTCATCTTTCCAACTATTTTTTAAACTTTGAGAAAAAGCTTTTTTATTCTCAGGATTGGAATGATAGTTTTTCAACCCCTCTTTGTGTTTATTTATGTATTCTTTTGTTTTAAAAAATTCTTTTTGTTTTTGTTTATTTTCTGGATTTTGCCAATAAATTTCATTTCTGGAAGCAATGCCACAAGCTTTAGAACAATAAATTGTATATATAGTTTTTCTATCATTCCATTTTGTCTCTTTTCCACACCTTTTACAAATACCCTCTTTTGGTTTTTTCAAATATTTATCATAATAATCTTTCTTGGAAATTCCATGTTGTTGAATATGTCTCATTAAATTTTTACACTCTTTACTACAAATCTGACAAATAAGAATACTCATAAAAACTCCTAAAATAATTGTTTTATAAGTATGCATCTACTACACCTTTCCAAAAAAGTCAATATTATGAAAGTACAGAACATTGTCCAACTTTGATTTTTCCCGTCACAAAATCTTCAATAGGATCTGATCCTATTGTTACATTCGGAAACATTCCTGGTCCTATCTTTGTCAATGCACCCTTTAAAGTAGCTACAATAGAAGCTTGAACAGTAGCGTTCATAGAAGCCTTGATATTTGTACTCATCATTGATTCCATATCAATACTACCTATTTTTGAAATACCAATCCCTGCCATTGAGTTTCCTATATTTAAATCACCCAAAGTAGTTTTTAATATAATATTCCCTGCCACAATATCAACTTTAAAATTCCCTTTAATTATCTCTCTTACAAGATCACCTAGAACAACTTGTTCTTTTTGCCCTGAACCATAAGTAATTTCTGTTTCTCCTGCAATAAGTTCAGATTTATCCCCCCCTGTAGAAATAGCTCTATTACCAACAACTGATAATGAATCCCCTCCTCCAATTTTTACTTTTCTCCCCCCACCTATGTTTGATTCAGAGGAACCCTTAATCCTTTCATCTTTACTGGAAACATCAATTTTTAATTTCTTAGAATTAATAAATGTTTGTGATCCTCCTGTTGTTACCCCTTCTTTTGGATTTAAATTAATTGCTCCAGTATTCATATCAAAATTAATTTCAGTTTTTCCATCCTCGGATATAAATTTTATATATTTCTTTCCTCTTAATTCTATTTCTCCCTGACTTAAAAATTTTAAACTTGAACCTGAAGTATGATGCAACTCCATGTATTTTTTCTTTTTATTAACTTTAAAATAAGTATTTTGTGAATCTCGAAAACCATAGGATTCAGGATAATCTTCATTAAAAATACCTTGATGTGTAGTATCTGATTCCCAACACCCTGTATATTGTCCTGAATAGGTATCACCATTAAAAGGAAATTGGATCTCTAATTCAGAATTAATCTCAGGAACATAAAATAAGGGAAAAGCAGAAGATTTTCTTCCTAACCAGGGAAGCTTGTTATAATCTGTTTCTTCCATAAGTCCCTGAATAATACATTTAACTCTTCCAATTTCTCTAGGATCATCATTTACTACAACTATCCCCCGGTATGGGACATTGAGATTTGCTTCCTTTTTTAAAAATTCCATCAATTTTATAAAAATAAGATACTCCTATTTATTTAGATATAACCAAATATTCTTCATGTTCTTTTACCATCTCTTTATTAATTTTATAACAAGTAAGTATCATACTTACTATACCACCAAAAGTTTTAGCAACAGATTCTTTTGTTGTCCAAAAAGATATTGTATCATCAATTTTACTTTGAGATCCTCTGTACAGTTTTATTTTTTCAGGAAATTCTTTTTTTAATTTTTTTTGGTTTTTTTCATAAATTTTTATTATATCTTTTTTTAAATCATTAATATTAATATTATAAGTATCTTCTATATATTTATCTAAATTTTCATCAACAAAAGATATTTTAGCAATCCTATTCTTCTTTATAAAAGATTGATCTATTTTTCCTTTCAATATCTCTTCATGAACTACTTTCCTTAAAAAATTAGCCTCCGGTAATTGTGTATTAAATAAAAATTTATGGATAATAATTTTAGCTATATTTTTACCTTCATTCAAAAAAATTAACATCTCATTTGAAGTAATCATATTATTTTAAATCTCCTTTTAATTGATTCAAAGATTCTCTACCTAAATGGACTGTAGTTACAAATTGTTTATGTTGTAGTATTCTTGCCACCAATCCAACATAATATAATCCTGAATGATATTCAGAAGAAGCATTATTGTTCTCATTAACATCATCATCTTTAAACATTACAGAATCCAATATTTTTATTGGAACAAAATTATTCTGGAATGATACTGAAATTTTTAAACTACCAAACATGGCAAGATGTGTTAGGTTTTTAAGATAAGTATTTTCATAATTTTCATGCTTATTCTCATTATGTATACCAATTGAGGAAAATCTATTTATTGCATCTTTTCTTCTCCCCAATTTCTTTGTAAGAGCAAGAATAGAAGTCATTTCTTCTACTTTATATTCTTCTGTACCTTCCTCAAAATTATAAATTAATTTTTCCCTCCCATAACCAATAAGATTGTTTAGAAAACCTGAATTTATATCAATACCGAAATCTTCATCATATCTAATGTCATTGGAAGCTGACGGAGTAGAAATGAATCTCCATTTAAATTTATTCTTTAAATCCTTTTTGAGATCCTTTAGAATAAATATACCATCCATTGTAATTCCACAAACAGGAAAAGATTTATTTAGATTGCTATGTAACCAACAATCATTTACAAACATTTTATCTGTAGTGTTTGGTTGTATCCAATACTGAGAATCATTAGATTTTTCTATATTGAAATCAGTTTTAAAATAAGGTTCAACAGTTTCTTTCAGAGCTTCTATTCCTGAGATCTTATCTGTAATCTTCTTTTTGGTATCAGAAATATAACCTGTTTTTGCTAACAACCCAACTAACCTTATTTGCCTTTTCTTTTGACCACTTCTAGCTCCATTACTACTTGCAATTATTAATGAACTATCTATTAAATCATTTTTATCTTTACCATAAGATATTTTAAGAACATTTCCTTCATTTAGACAACCAAAAACCTTTTCATCTTGAGTGGAGAAGATGAGTTCAAATTTTGGTAATGTATTTCCAGCTTCTTCAACAATCTTAAAAAGAGTTAAATCACCTTCTTGAATAAAATCATGTTTGTCTGCAATACTAAACTTAAATAAATATTGATTTTCTAATCCAATCATTATTCTGTAGCTACCTCTTCGGATCTTAGTGAAAAATACAAATCTTCCAAATCCTCTAAACTTGGATATTGGAGAATTTTCCCAGATACCAATTCATCAATTTCAGTAATGTCATTATAATATAAAATAATCCACCAATATTGAGTATCTCCATAAATTAATTGACTAATTAGATCAGGTTTTTTCTCTTCATGAGTAATAACAAAAGTAAATATCGGTTTTAGTTTTTTAAGATCAAGTAAAAATTTTGAAGTTAAAGAATCATAATTATCAGTAAATTCCAAAAATTTAGACATATCAAATCTTTTTTCAGTCTCTAAATCTAAATTTATAAAAAATTGACTCATTTAATATCCTAAAGATTTTTCAAGTGGAGAACCTGCATGAAGTCTAAAATACTGTTTTAATTCCCAATATGTTATTGCTCTAAAAGGTTCAAATGAAATACTTCCAGAAGCAAATAAAGGTTTCCCTGATCCAATTACCTCTTTTGAAAATGTAAAATTTGCCGTTCTTATTATTTGTTGTCTTGCCCTGAACCATTTACCAACTCCAATTGCTAATGTTCCTCTAACTTTTGTTAATTTACCTGTTCTAATATCCATGCCAAAACCATAACCAAGAGGAGCTTTCATAATACCTGCACTAAATTTTCCAGCTATAGGTATATCCACCTCTCCTCTAGCTTCTCCTGGATAAACAGCACTCATTATAGTTTCTACATCTTTTGTCACATCATCTTCAGGATTTAATGCAACAAAAGTCATATTCATATTGAATGTTGGTTTTTGGCTGCTTGTCCAGGACATTGCTGTTTGAGCAAAAGATTTAAGATTAAATTGACCCATATCAAACCATTTGCCTGCTGCTGTTTGAATTTTAGTAAACAATGTACTTAAACTGCTTTGTCTCTCTGATTCAAATGGAGAATTATATTCATTACCTCCAGATATAGTAATTTCACTTTGGATAAATGCCTTTAATGGTTTTCCCCCTGCTAATCCTGCAATTACCATTAAAGCATTAGGATTATTTGCTAATTTTTCAATATCTAATCTTGCGTTTACAGACATTCTTTAGACTCCCATTGACATTGAATTCATAAAAGCAATTCCATAATCATCAATTTGTGGATTTCTATTCGGAGCTGCTGTTTCTTTTGTTTCTGGAATTACAATGATTGGTTTTTCCGGTCCTTTTTCTTCCATTGTTTTTGCAGCAGCAGCTTTCATTAATTTACTTTCTTCTAAAGCTAAAGTTTTCCCTTCCTGAGATATTTTAGCAGGGGTTTCAGTTATTTCTTTTGCAGATACTTTTTCTATTTTAGTAGGAATTTCAGTTATTTCTTTTGGAACTGTGGATGTGAAAGTACTTGGCAATAAAGTTTCACTCTTCTCTTTTATTTTTTTCGCTGTTTTAGTTTCCTCTTCATCCCCTCCAAAGAAACTGAAAATTTTTCCAATACCAGGAATAGATTTTAAGATTATTTTTGCAGCTTTTTTAAGGTTTTTCAATGAAAGCATACCTTCTTCACCAAATAAAAATTCTGAAATACCAGTAAACAAACCAGTTATCCCATCAAGAATTTTTCCAGGTAATGTTTTTATCCTATCCCAAAATGCAGAAGGATCAAAAATTGCTCCTAAAATTGAATAATCAAATATAGTAGAAAAAGCTGCTTTTATTCCAGTCCAAAATTCACCCAAATATTTTTCCAACCATTCATTAATTCCTCCAAATAAACCAGATACTCCTTCTATAATCTTCTCAGGAAGAGACGTAATAGATTCCCAACCTATTGTTGTTATTTTCTTCACCCACTCCCATAGATTTTCAAATACACCAATTACTTTATTCCAATTTTTATAAAGAAGAACTCCAGCCGTAACCAACCAACCTATTGGTCCCATTAATACACCAATAAGTATTTTCCAATTACCTAGTTTATCTGATATAACCTTGATCCATTCCCATACTTTTGTAAATGCGCCAATCAAATTGTCCCATATTATTGTACCTATTTTCTTCATCCACTCCCAACCAACCTCTAATGCAGCAGATACCTTATCCCAATTTTTATAAAGAAGAACTCCGGCTGCTATTAATGCGCCAACAGCAGTAACAATTAACCCAATTGGATTAGCTGTCATTGCAGCATTCCACAACCATTGCGCTGCTGTAACAACTCCTGTCCATGCCGCTTGTGCTTTTTGCGCTAATCCCATAGCTCCTATTTTTGCTATTACAGATGATAACCCGGATGATATTGCCAAAAACGCTTTTGATGCTAATTTTGAAACTCCTCCTACTATTGATGATAATCCTGTCATTGTCATTTTTCCAACTTTTCCCAAAACTGAGCTAGTCTTGGATAACATCTCAGCACCCATATTTTTAACAAGAGAACTAATACCTCCAGTTAATTTTGTTAAAAGTTTCTTTGAACCTGTTAAAGCAAAACCCATGGCTGTACTTATACCACTCTTAAATTTATCTAATCCCTTATCCAATAACGGAGTAAGTGCCGCCCCAATACCCATTCCACCAAGACCAACTTGTCCTGCAAGCATATCAATCAATCCACCTTTTACTGTCCTACCAGCTTCACCAAGTCCCATTTTAGAAAATTGATCTTTTAAAGATAATCCTGACTCCATTTGTTCTTCAAGGGATTCATTCAAATTTCTATCAGTAATAATACTTGATTCCATTCGATTTTCTAATTCATCAAGTGTACCTCTAAGTTTTGCCTTTGAAACAGGATCAGCTACTTTTTCCATATATCCTTGAAGTTCATTTAATTCATCCCTGGTAAAATTACCTTCTTTTTTATTAATTTCTTCAATTTTATCAAGAGCTTCTAATGTTTCTTGACTTAAACCTGTACCTTCTTTTGTAGCTTCAGCAGTATCATGAGTTTCCTTGGAAATAGTGACAAGTTCATTCAACATTTTCCTTCTATCTTCTCTACCAAGATTTTCATTCATAACAAGATCAGATATGTGAGTAGCAACAGTAGATAACCTGGCATCTAATTTTAATTCCAATCCTTTTGTAGCAGAAGTGGATTTCTCCAGGAAATCAATTAGGAATTTTGCTTGTTCTTGATTTACCTCTTTTCCTTGATTAATCTGGTCCTGGATTTCTTTTGCTCTTTTTGCTTCATCACTATGTAATAACTCAACTAAACTAGCAGCTCTTTGATCCCCTTCATTAGCAAGATTTTGAATTTCATCAATATTTTCCATGAGGATATTAGTTGTAGTAGCTTGTTGAGCACCAATTTTTATCATAGTTCTTCTTATATCTAATTCCTCCGGAGTTTCTTCTTTACTTGAAAAAGTACCCTTTATTTTCCCAATTAAAGATTTTGTCTTTGATAATTCTATTGCCACTATTTTTTACCTTTCATAAATTTCACCAATTCATCATATTGATGTTTAATCTCGGCATAATCAATATAATTGATATCATGGATATTAACTATATTCTTAATTGCCAAAACGAATTCCATATCCAGAAGATTCCCTATGTTTGCGAAAAGGAAGCATAAGAGCTTGACCTCCATCAAGCTCAACTGATAACTTTGTATTACATAATTTACCTTTAACTTTATTTTGACACCTAAGTTTAATCCTCTTCTTTGAATCTTTTGGATCAGCTATTTCTTCAATAGGTTTTAGGCCATGATCCAGATATTTATCAACTTCCTGCAAAACAATAACCTCACCTGGAACAGCATTATAAAAGTAATCATAAGCATCTTCAAACTTTTTACTAATACAACACATTGCCATAAGTGCAATTTCATCATCTTCTTTTTTCTTGTCTAAGAGCTGAAAATACTTTCCAATTGAAATAGGTTTGAACATGTAATCTTCATTTTTTATTGGTACAATAACAGGAAGTTTAGGAGCTTTTAATTCATTAAAATCAAAATCTTCTAATGATATCTTAAAATCAACATTACCATTGCATACAGGACATTTAGTTGAGATTTTTAGATCAGTTACACCAAAAGTTGAAATCTTCCTTAAAAAAGCAAGATAAATTAGATCAGGAACAGTTAAATCTAATTTATCAAAACTTGTATCTATTCCTTTGAGAACTCTATCAAATTTATCTTTAACATTTAATTTTGATTGAGCAATTGTTTTAATTTCTCCAAAAGTATAAGGTCTATGTTTAATCACACAATCTTTTGGATAAGGAATAGATTTTGATGGTAAAGCTTTTACTTCAATATTAGTTTCTGGTAAATGCTTATTATCACTAACATTGTTACTAGTATTATTATCTCCTTTTGATTTGGGAATGAATTTTGCCATTGTTTTACTTTCCTTTCTTTTTTATAATAAATTTAAACCTTCATTTTTTTCAACTGTTCCAACTATTACTAATGATATTGAATAATTATGAGGATCTGATGCACTGGAACCATGAAATGTAAGATCACCTTCTGGAACAACCCAATATGAAGAAGTAATAGTTACTTCTTTTTGTTTGTTTAATTTATGAATATGAATCATTTTAATACATTCTGATAAAGTGGAAACATATTGTTCATTGTTTAAAATAGTTTTGTTTATCCACTGGTCAAAGAAAGAAAAAAGAGTATATGCAGCATCATCAACAAAAGTCATCTTTAACTCTTTAATATTTGTACTCTGTGGGATACTAAATGTACTCAGGAATGTATTAAACTTGTAATGGGTAAGATTAGCTACCCCCTCTTCAATATCATTAGCAGGGAGCCATTCATTCCAAGGATCAGGTAATTTTGGATGGTTTGGATCATCAATATTCTCAAAAAATATATCCCAAAGATATCCCCGGCCAAAATTTACAGCTCTAATTTGATTAATATCTTTTAAACCAGGCATTATTATCTCTTCTTATAAATATTTTAATAAAAAAGGGAAAGTGAAATGAAATGAATTTATCTTATTTTTCTTTTTTCCCTTTAAGATATGTACTATTCTTTAAATTTTTCTTTTATCAAAATCATCATATGCAAGTGTTAATACAGGTTTCAATGGATCAGAAGTAGCTCCATCAGGAGAACCACCTGGATCTTCATCTTGAAAAATAACTCCAACAATATCATATTCCCATACAGGCTCATCTTGATTATCCAAAAGATGAAGTTTAAGTTCAGCTTCAATCTCTTCCTTGTTTTTACTTTTGCCTGTTTTAAATTCCCAACAAGCTTTTTGCCATTGGTCAATAAATTGACTCGCAAGATAATCAACAGCTTCTATAAAATTTAAAGTTAAAGTTCCTTCAACTGTCATTCTTCCATTTTCCCTTACTGTATGCCCTCTTATTACAGTTTCTACAATTTCAGAAGTTTTCTTTGGAAGAGTTGTTGATTCACAGCGTAAATCCAAATCATCAGAATTAAATCCCCCTACTGCGGTTGGAAATTTTGAAAAATATAACTTCCATCTAAAAAGTTGAGTTTTATTTGGAAGGGTTCTTACATTATCCATTGTTGGTCTTGCCATTTTATACCCTCTCTATCTATTAATAGTTTAATTTACAATAATTGTTCTGCTAATTCAAATGATGTACCTGTTGAAGTGATTATAATACTAAATGGAATTTCCTCAAGTGAAGGAGTTGGTTTAACAAACAACCAAACATTCATTTTATGTGCATCAATATCAGCATCACTATTATTTGTTTTATCACTCACAGGTCTAAAATCAGTACAACCTCTTTTTGCAACAATTTTATCCATATAACTTCTAATCTTTGACGTTGCGAGACTTCTTGACGCTTTATCATTAAGATCAAAAGTATAATCATCTAATGCAGCTTCATTAGCTGGACCAATTACACACATTAACAATCTTACATTTAATCTATTAAGAAGAGAAGGTCTAGTAAGCATATTTTTTTGTCCCCAAATAGCAATCCCCTTTCCAGGTTTAAATCTATTTGGATTAATACCTGCATCATAAAGAATATCCCTCTCACCCTTCTTAAATCTTCTTCTAAGATCCAGTACATTCATCTTCCCTCTAGTCCATCCAGCAGGAGGATACCAAATCTCAAAATTTGATGCACTTAGACTTATTGCTGCACCTGCATATCCATCTGGAGAAACATAAAGATTTCTATTATTAAATTTATCATACACTTTAGCATGTGGTGTATAAATTGCAGAATAACTTGAATTCAAATTAAGAGTTATTTTTCTGTAATCTACAATTTCATTTAGATAATCATTACTTGCTTCTGCTGAATAAGGAATTGAATCTAATACTACACTATCCCCTCTTGTTTTAACAATTGTATCTAAAGCTTTCTGATATGCTGGAGTTGTCCAGCCACCATCCATAAGAACAGTAAGGTTGAGATCATCAACATTGCTTAATTTCTCTGCTGCAAGGATCATTTCTGTGTCTGTTACAACATCACCATCATCACCACCAACAAAAGCTAATGGAGCAATTGTTTGAGTTTTTGGATAGACACTTTCATCAATAAGAACATTATCAATTGCTCTTATATAATTTGAACCTTCTAAAACATCTTCAACATAAATATTTTTACCATATCCATCTTTCTTTTGTTTCCTTGAACATAACCAAGGATCTTCAATTGGAACATTAAGATTTGCACTCTTATAAACATAAACCAAAAAAGCATCCTCTTCTTTTACAATATCAGGCTCATCTTCATATGTAACAATCTTAAGTCTAATATCATTATTATGATTTCCAGGATTGGAACCATAAATCAATAAACAATCATCTGTGTCTGAAATAGGATTGACACCTTGAGTTATTACATCAATTGTTACCCCAGCATCTCCATCAACTGCATCAGTTACCAACCCCACCTTAGCATTTTCAATAACTACAGTATCTTCTTCACCTGTTTTTATTGTTGCTCCAAAATCAACAACTAAATCAATAGCTGTTTTTACTTTTGTTGCAACTTGAATAGCAGTATCTCCAACAAGAACTGCTACTTCAATCCCTGTTCCTGTATGTGTTGGTTCTGTGGAAGATCCAGTATTAAACCAAACATAATATTCTTTTTCTCCAGAATTATAACCCCAAAGCTCCCAATATTTTCCATCAAGCGAAGTACCAGCAGGTTGTTTAGCTTCTGTTTTTTCCTTAACTCCTGGAACATCAGGTAATTCATCAAAAACATAAGCTGTGGGATCACTCATGCCCACGGGAAGAGAGAAATTATCGTAACTTGATGTTGAACTCTTTACTACTAAACCACCATATAGTGCATTAAGACAAGCTCTAACAACCCAAAGTTTATTTGACTTTTGGAGAAAAGCAAGAGCTGAAAAATAAGCATTATCATATCCAATTTCTATTCTTTCATCCTGAGTAAAATATTTTAATAAATCACTCTCATCTGTAACTAGTCTTGGTTTAAAAGGAATACCCTTTACTGCTGGTATTGGCATACCTCCATAAACTCCAGGAAAGCTTGGTATTCTTGTAGATAAATCTACTTCTTTTCGGTTTACACCTGCACTACCCTCCATTAAACACCTCCAATATGATATAAAATCAATTTATTATTTATTTTAAAAAGACTCCATGAGGAATTGCACCCAATTTATCCCTATTTGGTATTGTTTTCCTACCCCTGGAAGGAAGCATAAGTGATGCTCCATTGTAAGGAATTTCAACGGGTTGGGGAAGTCTTGAGATAAGCAATCCTGGTTTTGGTCTATCAGCTTGTTTAAAAGCTGGAATATCAGTTATCTTGCTGTATTTTTTCTTTTTATCATTTGTCTTTATAGGAGGAATAACAGAAGGTTTTTCAGTTATTTTCTCTTTGTCTTTTCCATTTACCTTTGACATAATTTATTTCTCCTTTATAACTCTATTGTTTTTTGTCTTAAAACTTTATCATTAAAATTTTTAATCATAAAATTAATATGTTTGATATGTGGTTTAACTGAATCATGGATAAAGTATAAACCAGATGCTCTAACACTTCCAGTAATTCCCTTATAATAATTAATTTCTTTTTCCATTTCCTTGTCAGTCAAAGGTTCATATTGAAATTGATAAGGAAATTCTCCCAAATCACCAAGAGTAACTTTTATTTCTTTTTGGCTTGCTATACCTTCTTCAGCTAAGTAATTGATTTCAAAGATTTCTGATTCATGAGCTTCCTTGACAATAAAAAGAAAATCAATATCAAACTCACCATAAACCATTTTATATACTGCTGTATAATCATCATCCTGTTTCTTTAAAACCCTTTGTGTTACTGCCCTTCTTGACATTCCATGATCTGAATGTCTTAGGACTGATCTTTTAAATGAAAAAAGAGGAAAAGGAACTTCTTCATTTTCATTCATATTATTATCAGCTTTGAATTTTTTCAATACTGATTCATAATCCAATTTCTCACAATACACATATTGCATATTAGGCATATGAGTATTGAGATTATCAAGGAACTTCTCTATTACTATAGCAAAATTCCCTATTGTTTCTTTTCCTGCTTTAGACATTGTTTATTAATCCATATAAATCTTTTTATCATCCCCAACATAAGCCATCACACTACCAAAAGAACTCGCAATTTTATCCAACTTCTTTTCCTTACCATCATAATCCCTATCCAAAAAACCTGCACCATGACCATTTCTAGTCAACCAAAAATCATGTGCTATTTGTTTTGGATCTAATCCATCTAATAACTTTCCAGCCTTTTTCTCAAAATCTTTTAAATCTTTTTCAGATTTCTTAATTGCTTCTTTACTTACATCAGAAACATCATAATCATCATCTAAAGGATTACCCTCATCATCACTGGAAGACCATAATGCAGAAACTAAATAATCATCAAGCATTGGATGTTTACCCTCATTCAAAAAATCCAACATTTCTTTTGTATTAATCATTTTTAACTCCCCAATGCTGAAAGTTTCCAGCGTTTAAATACTGTATCGGTTGTTCCTATAATATCAGAAGTATCAATTTTATACCTTCTTATTATATCATCTTTTCTTATTATTTCAATTGTTTGACCTACCTTTATATAATCAGAAGTTGTATACAACCATCCTTCTTGAAAAGCTTGTCCACTAGGAAAGAAATCATCACCAATAACAATAACTTTAAGCTTCTTTGGATTCTTCTCTTTAACCTCTCCTGATTGGCTACCATAAACCTTACTATATCGGTTTTTCTGAATCTCATAAACCTTAACCCAAATACCATATCTCTTTATTAGAGTCTTAAGAAAAACATGGTTGTTGTTCTTAATGTGTTGTTCAATTTCTTCATAAAAAGTTGGCATAGTTTACTTTTAAGATATATCAAATAATATATCAGTAGCTTTATCCAAAAATTTAACTGCATCCTTTAAAGCTTTTACAGTATCTTTATTTCCAATTTTTTCTTGTTCTGGTATTTTTTCTTTTTCTATTTTACTGACAATACCATTAATTGTTGCAGCAACAGAACCTATTTTAACTTTTTCTTCAACCCTATTCAACTTATCTAATATTTCTTGTGCTTTACTCTCATCTCCAACTTTTGATCCAACAGTTCCTTTACCTGTCATTGGAGTTTGACATTTAGGACATTTCATTTCATTACAAGGAACTCCTCTATTGTGAGAAACTTCATGCTTACATGAAGGACAAATACACAAGGATGTACCAGCCATACCTTCTGGTCCTGTACCTTGTCCTCTCATTTCTAAAAATTTTAACATTTCTTGTGCTTTAGTTTTCATATTTTCATACTTCCTTTATTGTCTGTTCAATACCTGAATTTTTAATAATAGCTTTGGCTCTTTTCAAATTATCACATTGAACACTTGTTGTTGTATTTCTTGAATCCCAATACTCAAGTTCCTTGAATTTCTTTTTGAAAAGAGCTTCCTTATCTTCACCTTCATCCAAAAAATCCAACATCTCTTTTGCTGTTTTCATATTTTTATCCCTCTATACTAAAGTTGAATCAACACCCCTAATTCCATCAAGGATCTTTTTCACTTCATTTATTTCTTCAGTCAAAATATTAACTTCAGCAGAATTCATAATCAAATTATTAAGACCACTACAACCTCTCAGAGAACAACAAAACCCCTTGTTATCAGATGTAAGCTGAGCATATCTGCTTTGGTTATATATTCCACTAAAACCATATTCTGTATCATAAGAAGCATTACTATAACCATTCTTCTTAAGTAAAGCTACAATCTTTTCAGCAGATTCCAGGTTAATTTTAAGTTTACCTTCATTCAAAAATTTTAACATTCCTTGTGCTTTAGTAGTCATGATTTTATTCTCCTATTTATTATAATAAAATTCTTTTATATTCCTGTTAATACCTCTTTTGCTTTAGACATATTATCCCTTTTCAATCTTCTCAAGATCTCTTGCTGCTTTCAAAATAATTTTAACAATTTTTTGATCTTCAACAATTCCACCTATTGTATCAAGAAGGATATATATTTTAGTAGAATCATCAATAATCTTTTTCACATCTTTAATAAAATCTTCATTGATTTTTTCTTTATTTGTTTTTGATTCCTTTAACTTCTTTAAAATTTCTGTTGCTTTACTCATGATATATCTCCTATTAGCTTACTAAAAGCTTAGCACCTCTTAAATACCAGAGAAAACTCCACACATGTTTGCATATCCCTCGGTATTCCAAGGGGTTAACAAACTCCCTACCCTTGATCCACCTTCCACTTTTCTTACCAAAAACTGTTCTTCCTGGGGGTGGTGTTTTCCTAACATAACTTTTTCCCAAAGGAAAATAATCCTGTGTTCTAGGATCTTTTATTCTATCCTTAATATCAATATCTGTTCCTTTGTCAATTTTCCTTGCATCATATCTTCTCCAATTTCCTATAAGAGCCTTATCCATAAACAATTCTCGCTCAAATCTCATACGAAAATCTAAACATTGACAGCGCATTTTCACTGGATTAAACCTCACAGTTGGAGTTTTATAATACCAAAGTTTTCTTTCAACTTTAATAGGGTGCCAACCTTCAACTTTTTTCTTTGAAAACTTAACATCAAAAAATTGAACAAAAACAATATAATTTCCATCTTCCCCTTTTACAACACCTTTATACGTTATACTTTTTATCCCAACAGAAGCCATTGTTGTTAGATTTGTCACTGGATACTTTGGATAACCAGTAACATTTCTTCCAAACTTCTGTAGGTCTGTTTTTATATATTTTAGTAATGTTGCCATACATTTTATTTTTTATATAAAATCCCTTTTATTTGGAGATTCAGCTTTTATATCATTTGTAAGTGATTTAATTGTCTTAACAACTTTTTTAACTTTATCTTCATTCCCCTCAATTCCAATGTAACTTGCATAACCAACTTCAGGTTCTCTTCTCTTAGGATAAAGATATTCACCTGTAACCGGATTATTACCAGTATAAATTGTAATACCTTTACCTTTCCATACCCAATAAACATTTTCAATTCCTGATACTTTCTCTGTGGTAAGTTTACCTTCATCAGAAATTCCTACAGATTTAAGAACCTTTTTCCAATCTTCAGCACTTTTAAAACCAGTAAGATCAAAACCCCATTTTAAAACTTCATTAATTTTAAAGTTCCTTATCTTTTCCAATATTTCCCTTGCTTTAGACATATTATTACTCCTATTAAAAAGCTAACCACCATTTATCATGCTTTTCTTCCAAATCTTCTCTTGCTCTTTCTTCTAAGGACTCAGCTTCCCCTATCAATTCAGAAGCGTCTGTAGCTAATGGGAGAGCTTCTAAGGTAAAAGCCCTCCTTGACCTACCAACTCCTTTTAAAAATGCAGCCTGAAGGAGTTGGAAGAATATAACATCTTCATAATCAACAGTGTCTACTCTATATGATTTCTTACTTTCAACTTCCTCTTCAATAATTGTATGTTTAAATACTGCATGAATTTCATGTACTCCGGGTATAGGAATATAAAGATTTGGTTTCCTATACTCCCAAATATATTGTTTTTTATCTGATAATTCTGTATTAGGGGATGTTTTAAATAATTGATATGGATAAACACCTGAAATTCTTATAGGAATAACATCAGATATCCAAGTGGGAATACCTGTGTTGGCTCCTAAAACTGTCTTACTGATTTCAGTAAATTCAAACATTTTATTAGAAATATCAATATTGAATTTTAAATCATGAGGATAATGATTACTATATAAAGCTAAAACACTCTTAACAATAATAACAAATTTATCCGGATTAATTTCAACATTACCATCATCAATAAAAAATTGCCCTGAATCCAATAAAACCTTTTCAAACATATCCTTTATATTCACAAGGCTTTACTCCCTAAAGAAATTTTTTCTTTTTCTTCTTATTATCAATTACTTTTGGTTTTTCCGGTTCTAATACTGGTTTACTATCAGTTTTTAGTTTCTCAGGTACAGGTTTATTAACCACTTTAGTTTTTTCCGGTACTGGTTTATTTTCTTGTCCTTTTTTACCAAAAATTTCAAGTTTGATACTTTGTTTAATTCTATATCTTTCAATTACAGCTTGAAATCTCTTATAATCTTCAGCAGTATTAAACTCATGAAAAGAACCTTTTTTCTCTAAAGGGATTCTCTTAGCACCTAATGTACTTAATGTGATATTTCCATCTCTAAGACTAGTGATCTTAGCATACATTGTTTTTTCTCCTTTTTCTGTTTAAAAAACAAAGGGGGGTTACCCCCCCTTAAAAACTTAACTACTTTTATGGAGTAGTATCAATAATATCTAATTTAGAAATAAATTCAGGAACAAGTGCTTCTACTCCAGCCATAACAGCAACAGCTTTTTGTGATCCAAGTGGATTAGGACTAACAGGAAGTTTGTCAGTCATAACAAGTGGCATATATGGACAATAACTTGCTGGACCCTCAAAGATTCCTTTACCTTTCCAAAGAACAATACCTTCCTTTGAAGGAAGAATTGCAGTTTCATTTACTCGGATAACAACTGTACCATCCAAAGTACCAAAAACATGAGCACCTAATGAATTTCCATCAAAGATTTTTTCAAATCCTGGAAGAGTTGAAATAATAGCACTCTGTTCTGTACCAGCAATAATAAGATTAACTGTTCCACGCCCTGCATTACCAACCAAGATAGCTTCAGCATCAGCAAGTCTGTTTTTGTAAGCTCTACGATGATCTGATTCAGAAATATACTGAGGTTGTTTAATATCAAATTGGGTTACTCCCATTGCAGCAGCTTTAACTTTTCTTACTAAATCTCCACCAATTTCCCGGTTAATTTCCTGTACCAAATCTTTACCAGCTTCATCATCTAAGTTCATACCAAATCTCTTTTTAAGGCCAAAATTTTGCAACATACTAATTTCAGTCTTAAGAGCATAAGTATGGCATTTGATTGATTTATGAGCTAAGTAAAAATCAATTTTTGGAATATCGGTTGAAAGTTCATAATTTTGTTGCCAACTACCTAAAATATCCTTACTTGCTGTTGGAGCTACTGCAAAATCAATAATAACATCACCTGTAAGATAATTAACTGTTCCAGAAACACCAGCACCTAATAATTGACCAATACCAACACCACCAATATCTTGACAATAAATCAATGGAGCATCTGCTACCCAAATTTTTAGACTTTCAGATCTAATTGGAATAGCTGAAGCTGGAAGTGTAAATTCATAATGAGTTACAGGGGTTCCACCAGTATCACCTATATCAACATTTTCCATTTTGTTTGATGCATAACCTTGTGGAGTTACAATACCTGTTATTGGATTAATAACAACATCACCTGCTGTTTGAGATCCTCGGGTTGTAGCTGATCTTACATTCTTATACCAAACAATCCCTTCCTCTTCTTCAAGTGGTTGTGTTAATGCAATTAAAGGAAGAATACTAACACCCATAGTAGCGGTAATAACATCAAGGGCAATTGTAGGTAATTTACCTAATTGATTCAAATTTCCTGCGTCTTCTTGGAAATCACGATATGCTTCAAATTGTTCAAGTTGTTTCCCCAAAGAATAAACATCCACTGGTAAAAGCCTTTTTCTTGCTTTTACAAGTGGAGATTTTGAAAGAGCATCCATTTGTGGACGATATTTTTCATATAATTTTTCTGCACCTTTGTTCATATTGCTTTCCTGTAGAGCAAGTTTTTCTTCATTAGTCATAGTAATATACCTCTCTTTTTAAGTTGTTTTAAAAATTAATGGTAAGATCTGAAGTGCAGAAATTACAGGTTCAAATATTTTTTAGTTAAATTGTTCCATCAAACTTTCAGCAGATGTCTTGTTTGCAAATGGATTTTCATCTTCTGTATTTCCATCTTTGTTGTCACCATTTACATCTTCATTAGTTTTTTGGAATTTCTTTTTTATCTTAGAAGATTCAGAAAGATCTTTGAAAAATTCTTTGATCTCTTCTTCATCTTTCATTGTCTCATAGATTTTTTCGATTTTTTCTTCTGGAATCTTTAATTCCTCTGCAAGTGCTTTGATTCTAACAGAATTCTTGCTTTTTTTCATATCATCAATAACAGTAACAATTTCATTATTAGTTTCTTCAATTTCTTCCGGTGTACCAAGGGGACGATACTTTCCAATCTCTTCTTTAGATTTTTCAAAAACATTTTGAATTTCTTCAAATGTTCCAATCTTTTTGAAATTGTTAAGCTCCTCTTCCAAACTTGTAACCTTTGTTTTGCATTCTTCAAAAACTTTACCAATAGCTTCAGGAGTACCAAGATTTTCAAACTTTTTTAAAAGTTCTTCATTTTTTGCAAGTTTTTCTTTTAATTCATCAGCTTTTCCAAGCTCCTCATAAACCTTGATGTTTTCATTTATTTTTTTAAGATTTTCAATCTCACCTTTGATGTGAGTATTCTCTTCTGTAAGTACAGTATTATTACCCTTAAGAGTTTCAACTTCATTCAAAGTATTTTTTAGATCAGCCTGTAAAGTAGAATTTTCATTCATTGATTTACTAAGTAGATCAGTCATTTCCTTATCCATATCGTTTTCCTCCTCATTGGAATTTTCATTTAATTTAGGTTTAAAAATTTCATTATAACTTTCAACAAGATCTGGATTAGCTTCTAAAAAACCAGGATCACCAATAAAATCAAATGTTTTTAATCTATAAGTATCTTCATCTACAGAAGGTATTCCTGAGTGTGTGCCTTTAAAAGTTCCACCTGCGCGAGAAGATGTAAACAGTTTTGATCCAGCCCGGTAATAAGTATTTAAAAGTTGTCCAGCAGGAGTATTTAGAATAAGTGCTTCACCATATCCCTGTTTTTTTCCATCTTTTTCATTAATGGATAGTTTAGTTATAATATGAGAAACTTTACCCTCAAGCAAAGCCTTATCATTAAGTTCTTGTTCATGGGAAATAGTTCCAAACATTCTTCTGGACTCAAGAAGTTCTTTTATTTCTTTTCTTGCTAATTGTTTTTTCCAAAGAGATTCTGAATAATGCCTTTTATTTCTGGAAATTCCATCAGGTACAAAAAAGGTTCCTGAGATTTTAGCAAGTATATGAATACCATCAACTTCACCGGATGCTTCTTCAATAACAAAACTTACATCTGGTTCAAAAATATCCTGTACTGGTATAGGTTTATTTTCCAAATCTAAATCTCCATTCCTTATAAAATATTATTTTTTCTTTTTAAATTTTTTCATATCACTCAAAATATCAAGAACACGTTTCATTTTTATCAATTTGTCCGGATCCATCTTATTACCTGCCCTGTTAATAAAAAAATTTAATTTATCAGTAGCATTTTTTAATGTTTTACCAGTAGCAGCTATTATTTTTGCTATTGTCCCTGCTTTTTTATCTGACAAACCTTCAGGTGGTGTCCATTTAGAATCCCAAGTATCTGCAAAACCTTCTTCTATTTCCAAAATATCCTTAGATAAAAAAGTTAAATCCTTAATATCAAAAAATACTAAAGAATCACCCAATTTTTGTTCATGTTTATCTTCATTCAAAAAATCCAACATTTCCTGTGCTTTAGTTTTCATATTACCATCCTCATTTCTTATAAATATTTATATCATTATTTCTAATCTTATCAAGCATTTATTAATTTATCAATATTATTATAATGCAGCAAGCAAAAAATGTTATTTTATATCTTTTTCCAAGCTTTGATATATTTATCAATTATATTTTTATCTATTTTATACTTTAATAAATATTTTCTAATATCTTTTTCTTTTGTTGAATCAAAATCTTCATCATCCATCCTTGCCTCAAGATTCACAAGCACACCCAAATCATCTTCAGTTTCCCCCACTAAAGATTTTAAAGCTTTTTTAACATCATCTCCAAATTTAGGAAACTCTTTCTCATCCAAAAAATCCAACATTTCTTGTGCTTTTGTTTTCATAATTTTATTTCCCCTTATTTTTTATTAAACCTAGATTCTTTTTCATTATCCCAACAAGTAATCTATAAAAATTAGGACTTTCTTCATCATTGCCCTGTTTTATTAAACTTGCTTTTATTGCTTTCCACATATTTTCAATTTCTTCAACACTCTTCCCTGTCTTATCAGCAAAATCATTTACCAATGCTGATGTTTCATTTATTCCTAAAAACTCCAACATTTCCTTCGCTTTGAGCATCTAATAAACTCCACAAAAAATATTCAAATTGTTTTTTGTCCAGATATATAAGTTGTTTATGATGGCATCTTTGCATACTCATTATAAAATCCATCATATTATCCTGAAAACAAAAAGGTTTTACTTCTATCCAAAAATCAAAATCTGGTAAATAAAAATCAGGAGTATATCTTTTCCTATAAGGTAAATTAATTTCACAACCTTGTTTCATACAAGTTGGAATTTTATTTTCAAGAATAAACTTATCAAAATAATCATGTGGTTTTAGTTTATGGATTTTTTTAACATGATAAGAAATATCACCTCCAACCTCAGCACCAATATAACCACAAATCTTACAAATATTATTTTTATTCATTTCTTTAACAGTTTTCTTAAAATTTCAATAACACTTAAATCATTTTTTTCTAAAATATTATACCTTTTTTCAACTTCTTCAAGTTCTTTTCCTAACAATTCACTTATAGTTTTAAGGAGGTTGTCTTTTTCAACTACTTCTGATAACCAAAAAATATTTTTTTCTTTAAAATTATTATTTTTCACTAAAATAGATCTCTCAACCTCCTCTATAGACTCTCTCACCTCCTCAAAAAGAAAAGAAAATTCAACTTCTTCACTAATAGGCATATAATATTGTTGTTCAATATAAAAATGAGTTTTAATACTAGAAAGAGATTTTAAAACTTCATATATAGCACTTCCACTATACAAGGATTCATATCTATTATCTTTACTTTTTTTTGATGCTTCTCCTTTATCAACAATATGCCTAATTAAAAACTTTCCAAGATTTCTATGAAACCGTTTCCCTTTAGTGGATTTATGAAAACGTCTAATCCCCTTCATAAGTTTATATCTGTATTTTCTCCACTCTGCTTTTGTGTTTTGAGATTTCCTAAAATTCTTTAATTTACCAACAAGATCTTTTCTCTTCTTAACAAAAAGCTTGATATGACTAGATTCTGGTTTCCAATCTTTATTTGCTTTTTCTATAAGTTCAGGTTTACCAATCTCAATACAAAAAAGTTTTGCATCCTGGTCAGTTTGAAATATCATTTTTATTTTATCCTTTTATAATCCTTATCTATTTGACTTTTTATTTCCCCTATTCTTACAGCATAACCAATCAAAGTGCTTAAAAATTTTGCATAAAAATCTTTTTCCTTTTATCCCCTGAAAATTCTTTAGACAATTTAAATTCTAATGTGGCTAAATCCATACCCAAATCATCCACTAAAGAATCAAGTCCCTCTATATCCGGACTATATTGCCCTTTCTCACCCAAAAATTTTAACATTTCTTGTGCTTTAATCATTTTCTTTTCCTCTCTATCTTTAACGCTGTTTTTAAAACTCTATCAGCTTGTCTATCATCAGTTATTTGTAAAGCTGATTGAAGAAGGACTAATGAAGTATTAAGATCAACTTTCCTTTTCTCTTCTTTTGCTATTAAATACTGAGAAGAGATCCGGATAATCTGTCTTACAATTCTTTTTTGTAAGCTTTCCTTTTCTTCCTCTTCATTTACTTTTTTCTTCTTTAATGTCACTTATTTTAACCTCACATTCACAACCAAGCATTACAAATTCTTTATCACTATATTCATAATTAATAAATGTTTCTTTTCCACATTTAGGACAAATTACCTTTTTCCTTTTCATTAAAACAACTTATGTTCAAAATCCTTTTCAGATTTACATTTCAAATCAAATTTTATTCCTCCGGGGGATTCCACTGATATTATCACTTCCTTTGGAGAAGTATCAACTTTGAGAATATCAAGTACAGTTCCTTTTAAAAACTTCCTACCTTTAACTTCAATATCTTTTGCAAGTTCAACCATATTTGCTGTTTTAAAGTTTGCTTCTGTTAGAGATTCTTTGATTTCTCCCTTATCAATCATTTTTTTAAAATCATCATCTGATTTAACTTTAACATACTTGAATTTTCCTCCAGGAGTTTGATAATTCATAGTACCACCTGTTCCTGGTTGATAAAGAAAATCTTTATAAGCCATACACACACCAAATTCCTTATCAAAATAAATTGTATCTGGAGGATTCTTTTTCCAATCTCCTTTTTTGTATGTTGGATAAGAGGATTCTTTTAATTCCCTTATTTTTTCTAACACTTCTCTTGCTCTACTCATATTAAACCCCTCATCATGTTTTATTTCCTTTGCTTGGATTTCCTTATCTAACATACCAGCAAGTTTTTTATCTTCAAGATTTTTTGATTTCTTTTGAAGTTCTTTTATAAATTCAATAAGTTCTTCCTTTTCTGGGAAAGATTTTGTCTTAAGCTGATATTTTCTTGAACTGCTACCCAATTTACCTGTCCTCAGATATAGTCCATTAATCATCCAACCTGCAACTCTGCGAAAAGTCATTCTAAAGATAACAAGCTCCCATCCTTTATCATTTAAAGGGATATAAACCCATTCATCAACAGTCTTTGCTTTGAGTTCTTTTTGAAGAGATAAATACATATCCCTTCTTTTGAAAGATTTTCTTTTTGGTTCTTTAACTATTTTTGTAATCTTTGCTTTTGGAAAAATAACCTTTGGATCAAGTAATACCACTTGGTTTGATATTCTTTTATAATCTCTCCTAGAGATCTTTTGCTTTCTTCTGTCATATAAACCATGAGCTGTAACATCCACTGTATAATCTATTCCCCCAGAACCTCCACCAAGAGACTGGCCATATTTAACATCAACAAGATAAACTGACACATATATACTAAAAACTATTCTCTTGTCCAAAGTGAATATTTCAGCACTAAAACCAGCATTAGTAGGATTTCTTTGACTTTCCTTGGGAAAAGTAGATGTGATTTCTCCTTTGAATTCCTTCTTAAAAATATCTTGAAAATAACTTGTAAATATTTCTGGTCTAAAAGCATTGACAAGTTCATCTTTAACCTTTTTTCCAAGTTCTTGATACTCCTTATTCATCTTATCAAAATCATATTCATGTTTAACAAATGAAACCTTAGAAGCTTTTAAAAGTTCATAGGCAAGATTAACATTCTTCATAGCATCATCAGATCCACCATGATCCGGATGATTTTTTACTGCTGCTTTTTTGTATGCTTTTTTAATTTTATCAACATCTCCTAAATCATCTGCTGTTAGATCAAGAAAATCTAAAGCAGTATCTATAGACATTTGTTGTTCAAGAAAATCTAACATCTCCTTTGAAGTAATCATATTAAATCTCCCTTAATTCCTGTATTTTATATAGTATTTCTTTTGCTTTACTTTCAAAATATTTCTTTCCCTTTAATATTACCTTAAGTCTATCTCTAGCATCCTTTTGTTTCAATTGGCCTTTCTTCATAATATAATCCATCATGGTTTCAGCAAAATCCTCAGCAGGGTTCTGAGAACTATAATCAGATACTCCTTCTTTTCTTAGGTCCTGAAAGAAATGCTCCCATTGTTGTCTTTTGGATGAGTCCATAAACTTGTAATAATACCTGTGAGCAAGCTCATGTATTAATACATTTTCAACATAGGCAATTTCACTCATTGAAAGCTTTTTAAAATAAAGACTAACATTATCCTTTGCTATATTATATATCCCTGCTACTCCTGATTTTCTTCCAGTAACTTTAATGGTTATCTCTCTTTCCGGTTTCTCAGTTATATAAACATCACCATAAAGAACCTCTGGAAGAACTCTTTTTAGTTTAGCAATAGCAGGTTTAATACCTTTCATTATGTTTTTGAGACTACCAATACCGAGCTTCATGGAATTTACAAATATCAATTTCCCCAATGTATACTTTAGTGGAGCAGTAATAGGATTATCAAATTCTTTTTTGTCCCCATCTTTAGAATGTTTTTTTATCCAATCCCTAATTACTGTCCAAAGCTGTTCTGCTATTTCTTCAATACTTTTATCTTTACCCCACCTTCTTGTTTCTGGATTAAATTGTTGTTGTTTGGAAAGTGTTTTTCCAAAATCTCTATACCTCCCATTCACATAGTAATCAATAGCCTTAACCATTCCATATTCTCCACAATCAATCTCCTCCTCATTATCAAGCCGTTTTTTATTTATTTCTGCATCTAAGTTATAAGAACTAATCCAATGCTCAGGATCAGATAGACCTTGTGAAAAAGCAGTTCTCAATTTTCTATAATTATCAATTATCCTCTCAATCTTTGGAATTCCCCGGAGTGTGTGATAGTCCTTTGCATCAAATATGAAACCTAAATCACGTTCCAAGAATTCCTTAAGATTCTTAAAATAGACATTAATCATTTTCTCTATTTTTGAATAATCTGATATAGCATCCTTGATGTTCTTATATCTTGTTTGCCGAATACCTTTAATAATAGTATTCAAATCTTGCTTCCATTTAAGGATAGTCTTATATGAAATTACTTGTCCCTCCTCTATTTGTTTTTCATCTAAGAAATCCAACATTTCTTCTGAAGTAATCATCTTCTCACTTTGTACCCTTTAGGAAGACTCTTTTTCTTCAACCCTAACCTCTTCCTGATCTTTAACGATTTGGCTCTTTTTAATTTTGTTGAACTTTTTTTCATAGTCATTTTTCTTTTTCTCTTTGCCCTTACAATCCCTGCTCTCTGTTTTGATGTTAATACTTTTTTCCTTTTTCTTCTTACAACTGGAAGTTTAATCTTTTTACCTCCCCTCACAACTGTCTTAAATGCTTCATCCTTGATCTTCTCATACCCCTTAAAATCATCAGATAAATTTCCTTCATAACCTTCCCTTACTTTACTCTCTGTGAAAAAATCAATCTCACCAATTGAGAACATAGAAGCAAACATACTTTTATTAACCCAAGATAGATCAGTAAGGTTTACATACTTTCCAAATTGTTCAGTTTGAAGAATTACTGGATTCATAGGATCAAGATCCATAATGAAATAATCTTCATCATCATCTTCACCAAGAATCATTGCGTAGGAACCTTCATCATTATCCTCATCATAACCAAAAAGAACTTCCATAACATCATCTTCATAATCAGAGAAAGTTACCCTAATATTCCCTTCCAGATCAATATCAACTTCATCAACTGATACTCCATCCATTTCAAAATATGCTAATCTTTTTTGAAAAGCTTTTTTAACATTGTTTGGTTTTATTGGAATGATGGAAGTATCTCCGTCCCAAAATTCATGTATCTTTTTTGAAATTTCTTTTGCCTTAGACATATTGTTATTCTCCTATAATATCTTTATTTGTTTTTTATCTATTCTCTTAAAAATTTTTCCTGGAAATTCTAAAACATAATCCAAACCATCATCTTTTATTAATTTAGCTACATCACCTAATTCTTTTACCATTTTTTTAGCTTTATTCTTCCTTGGTATTATTTTTATGGATTTAATCTTAGAATCATGAGAACTAATAAATTTTTTCAATTTCCCTTTAATTATTTCAATTTTATCTTTTGTGTTACCACTAACACTGCTAAGAAAAAATTTCAATCCAGTTTTTAATGAACCTGATGGTACGCTATATAAATTATACTCACTCTCACTCACTGGTTTATGAAAAAGATCTCCTTTATATTTAATAACTAAATAATATGAATATAATCCCTTGTGTTTTTGAACAACCTCACCTTTGTCCAGTAGTATGTTTTTTATATTATAAAATTTTTCAACAGTTCTAGGAGAAATCATACTTTCAACTTCTTGACATTTAACAATCTTATTTAAGATTGTTAAATTATTATAATCAATATTTTTTAAATCATCCAAGGTTGTTATGTCATTAATAGATTTACTTTCTATTAAAGCTTTAAAATCTTTTATTTTTTCTAAGATTTCTCTTGCTTTAGACATATTGTTATTCTCCTCATTTCTTAAATTTTTTCTTTCACAAAATCTAATACATGCTTCAACATTTTGGGAACATTTTTTAATTTCCTAGATCTAAATTCCCCCCTATCCATAACAAGGCCACCTCTCATTTTTCCTTGTGTAAGAGAAATACTAACACTCCAACCCTTTTTATAAACTGTAACAGATGTTTCCGGATACTTGATACTACTAATATCAATACTGAAATTACCAACTGGTAAACTGTATCTTGGTTCCATTTTAATATTTTTATCAAAACCTTTTTTAGACAACTCTTTTTCAAAATCATCTAAATATTTCTGAAATTCAGCTTTATCATTATCAGTGTTTTCTTCCTTCAATTCCCTTATCTTTTCCAACAATTCTGTTGCCTTAGACATTGTACCTATCTCCTTATTTCTTATTTAAAATCCTTAAAATTTCTTCCCCTTCTTTACCTTGTTTCTCATAATGTTTTATAAGAATATCATAAGCTTTGAAACTAGATTCAGCTTTCTTATTTATTGTTTCACTCTGGTCAGCAGACATAGAATCAAGATCCATAATAATTGGACCTCTCATATTAGCAGTAATGTTTTTCAAATTTTCTGGAATAGTGAGAATAATAAAAGTAGCTGTATTCCTTTTTTCTTTTAAACCAAAAACCTCTCCATCTATTACCGGAAACCTTACATCTTTTTTATCTTGAGATTGAAGCCAATAAATATTATGAACATTCTTTTCAAGCTTCCATTTTTTAAGTTTAGTGAAACCTATTATATTTATATCAAGTTCTTTGTTAAGCAAACTCTTTATCTTTCCTTCTAAAAATAAAAGCATTTCTTTTGAAGTAATCATCATCTTCTCCAATAACTTAGCTCATAGATTCCATTAAATCCATTGCACTACTCTTTATATTCTCTTTTCTTTTCTTAAAGGATTCAGATAGCATCTGAGACATCCTAGATTCCTCTGTATAACATTCTTTTAATGATCCTGGACTCATATCCCTCAATCTCTCTAAAGTGTCTTTTTTGCTGTTTTCATATTTATACCTCTATATTCTTTGTCTTTATTAATGAAATTAAATCTTTGCTCTTAAAAGGTTTTCCTAAATAATCCTCTTCATCAACAAATTTTGGTCTGCTTGAACCCGTAGAATAAATAACAGGAATTTCTTTATCTTTACACAATAAATAAATTTTTTGACTAATTCTAGGATCACCTGGACCAATGCCATCCACAATGACTAATTCAACCTTCTTAAAATACTCTGCAAGAAAAAACAAACCCTCCTTAAATTGAGAAAAAACTTCAACCTTTAATGCTTTGTATTTACTAAGATAAATTTTCAATAGATCTAAAATACCATCTTCATCTTCCATTACTAAAATATATTTATCTTTAGCTTCTAAAAATAAAAGCATTTCTCTTGAAGTAATAATTTTTAATTTATTAATCATCCTTACTTTCCCTGAAAATCCACCTCTTTTTAATTAAAATAAAAATCTACTATTTTGTCTCTTGTCCAACAAAAACTAAATTAGGAATTTCCTTTTTTCCAATTTTTAAAAGAATATCCCGATATTTCTCAATATTTTTACTAAAAGAAATTCTTACTGAACCTTTCTTTATAAGATCCAATACATACGTAACATCATCAATTTCATTTTCATTTGGCTTTATTTCCTTAAGATGTTTATCAACCCATTTGTCTGTACTAGATTTTTCATCCAAAAAATCAATCATCTCTTTTGTATTAATCATCTCCATTCTCCCCTGTTTTTAATCCATGTTCTAAACCTTTTTCGTACCAAGTCTTATCGGAATTGGAAACAAATCCTCCACAATTTAAACATTGATATCTTTTAAATGTATTTTGATCTGAACTAACACAAACAAAATTATGCCTAGAACAATTATCAAGTTTTATATTATTCTCTTTTACTTTATCAACTATATCATTCATTGTTTTATTAAACTTTTCTTTGAGTTTCTTCTTCATCATCCTCTTCATCCGGTACAGTTTCAGGTTCTTTTAGTGGTTTATCTCTTATTGCTCCTGATAATCCAATACTTTTCAAATACTCGTTTAACACTTTTACTAACCCTTCAAAATTAACATATCCTGCAAGTGGAGAATCCTCTTCTGCTAATTCATAAAAGAAGCTCTTTATATTACCCAACATACTAACAACAGTGTCGGCAAATTCCAATTTATCTAATTGATCCACTTCAACTAATTTATTCCTAAATTCAATTTCAATATCTTTTGGAGTAAATGAAATACCAACATTGACAAGATGAACATAGATAATTTGTCTGATACCATCAGAAATTGCTTTCTGGACACTTTTCAATTTCCTTATATATCTTGCATAGCGTTTTAAGATCTCAACTTTTTTATCGGTATCAGAAAGAAATAAGATTTCAAAAGGAATACCAATTGTTGTTGATACTACTTCTCTAATATCCCTGATAGAACTTAACAAATCATCAGGTTCCTCAGAATGATGATCTAATTTTGAAAGACTGCCTTTTTCACCAAACTGAGGAACTATTTTTACCCTTCCTGCTGAGGACATTATATTGACAAGTGATATCTCCTCTTTCTGTGTATCAATACCAACTTTCTTATTTATTATCCCTTCTAATTTCCTTGATGCTTTCATAGCATCTTCAATTTTTGTTCCTGAAGGTACGTTCATTCCAATTAAAGTACCTGATGAAAGTTTATTGATTTTTGTTGCTGGAACAAGAACTTCTAAAAGTTCTAATTCTTTGAGTTTTGCAATAATAGGATATATAAAACCTTTCCCAATTCTAACAAATCTAGGAATATCTTTCATTGCCTGTTTTAAATTCTTATTTGCATGAGCAAACTCTTGATGTAGATCAATTCTTATTTTAGATTTACCAAGCCTGAATTTAACATAATCCCAATTTGATCTTTTCTCTATTTTATCTTTATCATTAATAACTAAATATCCATCAATTTCAATACCTTTTGAAATTCCAATAACAGTTCCATGAGGAACATCATCATTCAGTTCAACTAAACCTAAACTGCCTTCCTCCTCATTATTATCTAATTCAGATTTTTCCTCATTTATATTAGAATCCTTTTCAAACTTCTTCCTCATTTTTTCAGTAATGGATTCTTGTTTCTCTTTATTATTCTTTGTCCTTATTTTAGTTGAAAATGTTTGTTCACCATAAGCACAAAGGTCCGGAGTAAAATCAGCAACAAAATCATCAAACTTAAATTTCTCATCTAAATATTTTAATTCTTTATTGATTTTTGTATTCTTAGAAAAAACATTTAATATTTCCCCGGTTGATACATCCGGAGCAAGAGCATCCTCTGTAATCTGATTAATAATAAGATCAACTAAATAGTTGTTCCTAACTTTATCAATTTCTCTTATTATATCCTTCCAATACCGAGAAACTTTTGTATAAACAGCAGACAAAGCAGCAGCAACATGATAATTTTTAAGATTACCGGATTGGAGATTTTCCTTAATAGCTTCTCTGAAATCATCCATTGCATCAGTATCGTTCACCCCTGCAATAACCCTTTCAGATAATTTATTAAGATCCTCTTCAGATTTAATGTTTTTAAAACCTGGAAACATTTTCTCAAGTAAGGTAGCTTGTGCTTGATTCAATGTAATATTTTTACTTTTCCAAAATTGTAAAGAATCTAAAAATCCCATATTTTCCTTAAATGTTAATAGTTGTTTTAGATATATTATTCAAATGAAATATTTCCAGTATTCTGATCTATTACATATTTAGGTTTAATTTTACCAATAGTAATCTTACCAGAAAAAGCAATATCATATTTATCCGATAATGATTTTATTTCCTTAATTAAATCATCCCAAACACCTGCTTTTTTTAAGTCATTCTTTTTGATAATAGGAGCAAGTTTTGTAATAATTTTAACATCTTTTGGATATTCATTTAAAAGTTCTTCTGCTTTCATCTTTGACACATCTTTTACTTTTAAAACCACTCCAACAATATCTCCAATAGCAGGACTTTTCCTAGAACCACCACTAGAAGCAAAATCACCTTTAATCACTCTTACATTTTTTGGCAATTTAACCTCACTATCCCTATCCCACCGTTTTGCTAAATCCTGTCCAAATAAAACAATATGATCGTATTTATCACCAGATTTAAGAGCATCACCCCCTACTTCCACTGTAACTAACTCACCACTTTCCTCATAACCATAAACTGAACGAAGTATATCTAAAACTAAACTCCTATCTTCATTATCAAAAACCCATACTTTATTTTTGGAATCCCATTTGCCCTGCATCTGTCTTGCTTTCTTAACAAAATCAGAATTATAAGGTGATTCAACAGCAATTTTATCATCAATCATTCTAACTTTAACAACTGATTCTTTTAATTCCCTTATCTTTTCTAATAATTCTGTTGCTTTACTCATAATATATCTCCAAATATTATGTTTTTAAAAGAAATTACTTTAGAACTCTTTATCAAACAAATAATACTATTAATAAAGTAACACAAAAGTCAACAATAATAAATAGGATATTTATTAATTAAAGTAAGTTAAAGGATTATTTTAAACTGAGAAAATCTTTCATAATAATTTCTAAAAGTACAGATTGTGAGACTTCCAACTTGTCACACTTTGTTTTAAATTCTTTTAACAAATCTTCATTCAGAAAAAACCCAGCACGAATACGAGTAATTTTCTGGTTTTTAATTTGTTTTAATATTTCTTTCTTGTTCATAATTTATTTCCTTATTTTAATCTGCTAGTCCAAAAAAGTTGATCTTCATGCGTTAGATCCTCAAAATTGAAATATTTTGTTTCTTTAAAACCGCTCCCGTTAGCACGATATGTTTTTATGCGTTTTATCCCTTTCTTGTTTACATATACCCAGGATTCTAAGCACCATTCTGTGTATTTATCATCAATTTTATAATATTTTTTCATAACATTTTCTCCTCCATTCCAACATGCTATCTATAGATAACAAAATTTCATCGAGTTTTTTCTGTTCACTTTTTTTCATTTTCCACCATTCCCCGCTTGTGGGATCATGAAAAACTATGTCCCAAACTGGATTGTGTGGATCAAAATAATATTCTCTCACCTCGTCCCTGAACCAAGATTTCCCATATTCTGCTGTTACTTTGTCACAATTTTCTACTGGAATTTCATTGATATAATCCGGGGAAAAACTAAAAATATTTTTCATCTGTTCATCACATGTTTTCATCTCCAGATTATTATAACAATCTATACAAATATCTTGACTATCACAAATTCGCTCTAAGCTGTGATCTTCTCCACAAATTTCACATATTTTCATAACATTATCTCCTTTTCCTTATTATATCTTAATCTTAACATAATTCAATAATTTTGTCAATACAAAAATGAATAATATAATGAATACAAATGGTTGTAATGACACTATAATAAATAGAACAGTTTAAAATTTTAATTCATGCATATTATTATGTTTGATTGAAATTATCAAATAGTAAATAAGATATTTTTCTATTTTTTCTTTTTTCATAATAAACCCTTTTTCTTAATTAACATCATAATAATCTTTATTTAAGAGCAGCCATTCTCTTTCTTTAGTACTGTGTCCACCAAGAAATTTCTTTAAATTTGTTTTGTTGATTGCTCTTGCTGTTGCTCTACCAAATTGATGAAGCCTAGGACCACCATTAATAAATTTTCCGTAATTTACACTACAATTTTTGATATTATCTTCAGTCTCTGTTACTCCGAAACAGCGATCATTTCTTATTAATAAATATTTCATAACATTTTCTCCTTTTCCTTATTATGTCTTAATCTTAACATAATTCAATAATTTTGTCAATACAAAAGTGAATAATATAATGAATACAAATAATTATAATGACACTATAGTAAATAGGATATTTTAAGATTTTAATCCATGAATATTATTATGTTTAATCAAAATTTATCCCCCCAAAATAATTCTTTTAAATCATCACTCATCCCAGAATCATTTTCATCTTCATCACTTTCCAAAATATCCAACCAAGTTGTTTCTCTCAATCTTATCAAAAGTTGACTCATTGCATCACATCTATCAGAAAACTTTGCTGATGGAAAGCCTACAGTCTCCTCAATGAAATCATGGACATCCATATCAGTGTGTTCGTGGTCAACATTAGGATCAGGTAGAAAAACATTCCCTGCTGCAATTTGTGGAGCTACAGCATTCATTCTTGCTTCCTTGCTTTCTGTTGGATTATAAGGAATAAGTCCTGGTATTTTTGTTTTTAATGTGTCAATGACAGCAGAACCATTAGCTTTTTCTTCAACAATATTTTCTCTAATAAAAGAAGAATCTGAATTCTTTAATATCACCCTTGATAATTTATCCCATTTTTTATTAAAGGAAATCATAGCCTTTATAGTCTGAACAAAACCTACCTGTTCTCTAAATTCATCAAGAAGATATCTATTTGCTCCCTTTTTACCCCAAACCTGACCTTCAACAAAAGATGAATTAACACTCTCTTTAAAATTCATATCCCAACTAAGAGTAATTGTTTCAAGATCTCCTGGAACAACCCTGTAAAATCTATACCACTCCCTGTGAATGATATCACCTTTGTCTGGTTTAGGTCTTTGTTGAAAAATAGAGTTCCAATCCTTTGATGAAATGGATGCTCTAATAGCTTTTAATTTCTTTCTGGAATATTTATTCTCCCAAAGAGCTTCACCATCTTCTCTAGGATCTTCAAAACCTTCTGGTTGAAATCTAATGTATGGATCTTCTTGATCTTTAATAGCAGGAAAATTAATAACAGTCCACTGATCTGCATCCTCATCTGATAATGATTTTTCTAACAACCTACCTGACATATCATCCTCATGCCATCTGGTTTGAGTTATGAGAATAGATGCATCCTTTTCCTGTCTAGTATAGAAAGTTGAACCATACCATTCCCAAATAGCTTCTCTGTAAGTTTTAGAGTTAGCTTCTTTTCTGTTCTTAATAGGATCATCACACAAAAGATATTTTCCACCACTTCCAGTTATTGCTCCTCCAATCCCTGCTGATATATAATAACCTTTATGATCTACAATCTCAAATATCTCTGAATTTTTAAGATATGTCCCATCTGCGAGGGTTTGAACATTTTTACCAAAAAGTTTAGTATCAGGAAAAAGTTGTTGATATTCTTTTGATTCAATTATTCTTTGAACATCCCTATTCATTCTTGATGCTAAGGTAGCTCCATAGGAAGTTGAAATAATACTGGCATTAGGATCTTTTCCAAATAAAAAAGCTGGAAGTCTCCTGGAAACAAGTTCAGAATTATGTGTTGGTATTAATTTTTTTCCTACCAAGTATAATCCATCTTTATTATCAACTTGTATACAATTTCCCTGCTCTTTAGAATATATAAGATGTTTTACATTTTTTATTATTCTAGTTCCTGCCAAAAAACCGAATTTTGGAAGCTCTTTTAACTCAGTAGTAAAGTCTTTAACCTTATAAAAACTATAATTTTTTGGCACACCATATGGTTCAGTAAGAATTAAAAATCTCCCAACTGCTTCTTTTTTAAAAATATCCATTTTTGAAAAATTCTCAAAAATTTCCTTAGTCTCCAATAATTTTATCTTTTTATCTTTTCTATCATAAACTTTCCATTCATGATTCTCATGACATAAAATTTCTTCTCCATCACCAAATATTACTTTCATTTTAGAAACTGATTTAGGGGATAAAGCTATAATTTTTGTAGGTTTCCCATCAGAACCAAAAACATAATCATTTACTTTTAACCCTCCGTGCTTTCTCCAACCTTTAGTTGTTAAAATAATAGTAGAATCAGCTATTTGCTTACCTGTTCGAACGGGCATGAATACTAATAATCTCTTTATTTCTCCGGCTATAAATTTATCAAGATAATGACAAAGTTTTGCATGATGCCAATTTACTTCATAATCATGTTTTGTGAATGTAGTGAAATCAAGAAGATTATTTCTAGCAATACGAATATCAAGTTGATGTTCTGAAATTGGTATTTTTGATTCATTCATTATTTTATTAAATCACAATAAATCATAATTTACTCTCTATATCTCTTCTCTAATAACCATATAACCTTCTTCTTTTAAAAATTGATGAAATCTGTGTGCCATACAATCAACACATCTCTTATTTTTAATTATTTCTTTTAATGAAGGTGTATCAGCAATATCAATTTCCTTTTGTGCAGGACAATTAATTTTTCTACAAAATGACCTACTTTTATAATTTTCAGCTTCCATATTATAATTCCACTTCTCCAAATTCTCTTGTATAAATTTTTTCATGTTGTGCAATAGTTTTTTTAAATTGTTTTATTGTCTTTGAAATTCTAATAACATCCTCTATTGCCTTACTTTTATTATAATATTTAAGATAAGCTTCAGCTCTTTGTAATTTATAAGATAAGTCTATTATCTTATTTATTCTCTTTTGTTTAGTCATTCATCCTCTTCATATTCACTATCATAATCATAATCTTCATCACACTCATCTTCTTCATCATAATCAAATTCATAAGCTCCGGCTTCATAATTACTTGCACGACTCTCCTGAAGCCTTTCCTGTTTAGCAAATTCTTTATCTTCTTCCATTTCTTCTAAAAAATTATTTAATTCATTCATATACACCCCTATGTCATACTTTTTAATGTTTCAATATCATATTCCAAAGAAACTATCTGTTTATCTAATTTTTCTTTTTCTACATAAAGTTCATATACTCTCTTTGTAAGATTTTCAAAAATATCTGGAGTTATATATGCTCCAGAATCATCAACCATAATTTCTTTTTGAAACTCTTTAAATGTTATCATTTTTCCTCATTATATATTTTTCCCAAGCTGCAATTAATGGATGATTCTTGGGATAGTATATGTTTACTACCTTTTTAAAATCAACCAACCAATCAAATAATTTTTCAAAGAGTTTTGTATGCCACTTATCTAAAACTATCAACATCATTTTTGAAAGAATAGCTGTTGATGTTTCCTTCCTCTTTTTCCACTTATAAATTGAAACAGTAATTGCACCATAAAACCACAATAATAACCAAAGGTTAGGTATTTTATGATAACACATCTTACAAAATGCAACAAAGTTACCCTGTCTCTGTGCTTTAATATCAAATTTTCCAGGTTTTAAATTGTTATAACAATACCCAAACATTTCACCATAAGTATAAACACCCCTTATCATAGATTTTTTCCTTAAAATCTTTGCAGTAGAGAGATAACCTATTTGATTATCATGTGAATTCAACTTGTTAAGTCCGGGATATTTATCAAACAATCCAAAATCAACACTTCCATAGTTTAATATTCTTTCCTGATCATTGAATAAAAACTCTTTATTCAATATATCCAACATATAAGCTTGTGCAGTGTATAATCTAGCATTATCACTTGGTCCTTGTGGGTTCTTATAAAGATGAATAAACCCTAGTTTATCAGTGTATTCTCTGTATGGATTCATTTTATTTCCTTCAATATTTTTTTCATAAATTTTCTGTCACTTATATCTACTAATTTTAAACTTAAATCTTCCACATTCATTGCTGTTGAAAGAATTTCTGCGGCTAGTCCAGGTTCATTAGCTATCTCAACAATTCTACATACAGAATAAAGCACCCCATCACCAAATGTCTTCTCATCACTGAAAAGACTCCCTAATCTTTGATACATTGCTTCATATTTATGTCTATTATTATCTGTGATTTTAAAACACTCTTCTAATTCATGTATTACTTCATGTAAATTTACTTTCATCCAATCTCCTTATTCTTTAACCCTTGCCAATACGGACAATTTGATATTGATCTAAATCTATTTCTACCATAAAAAGAACATCCAAATTTAGCAAAAATATCATAATTACCTTTTCTAATATACTTATTTCTTTTATGTTTACAAGTATGACAAGTTTTTTTATTCATTTTCAAATACCATCTTTAATCTTTTTTATTATCCTTTATCTTACCAACATTAAATACTGATTTTAACAACCTTAGTTGATCTATATTCAGTTTATCAAGATCAATTTGTGTTGAATGTTGAATAGGTTCTCCATCTCTTCCAGAAACTTCATGTTTTTCAATAAACATACCAAAGTGTCTACCTAACATTTCCAATGCTTTTAATGAATCCTTTAATTTTAGTTTCCATCCTTCCTTTGTTTGGGATATCTCATTTACCAAAGATTTTTGATGATCAGATAAAGAATCACCCGGTTTCAATGAAACAACACCTTTTTTGACACCATGTTCTTTTTCTAACTTAGGATCATTTTCCCAATCAACATAATCTCCTATATTACCAAAACCAATATCATAAAGTCTTTTTAATACTGATTCCTTAGTAACACCCAATTCATCTAATTTAATTTTCTTCAGACGTTTGATTTCCTCTTTAACCTTAGGTATCTTAAGTAAAGAACAACCCTGCACTCCTGCACTCTTCTCACTGTAACCTGCTAATTTTGCTGACTTTGTTGCATTGAAATTCTCTACAAAATGATTACAAAATGATTGTTGTTGTGGCACTAAAGGCTTTAATATCTTATTATTTTCTTTAGTTATTTCTTTGTTATTATTAACTATTTCATTAGATACTACTTTATTCTTTTTCAATATCTTCTTAGTATGTTTTCTTACAATTTTCTTCTTCTTAACAGTTTTCTTTTTCTCAAAGAAATTTAGAGCTTCTGTTAAGTTCTTATTAACTTTCTTTATTGTTTTCTTTTTCTTTATTGTTTTCTTTTTCTTCATAACACACCCCTCATTTTATCTAATTATTAACTTTCTTATATTTCCAAACAACTTTATCTCTATATCACTTATCATAAACACGCCACACTTTTTCTCAAATCCCAATACTTCTTTTTCTAATTTTTCCATAATATTAGATATCATTTTTTCCTCTTCAATGTACCTTTTTTTACTATCTTTCTCCAATTTTTAGGAATAGACTTCTTCTTGTTTTCCTCCATTCGCTGTTGTCTTATAAAATCCTCCAAATTAGCATTTGCGTTTTCATTACAAGTATTATTCAATCTGTTTTTTGATACAGAATCAGGTTTCGTTTTCCCATCCCATTGATATCTAGGACAATCTACATCACAAGTTTCATAAGTACATTTATCAGGTATTGGACAAGGTTTATTTTTACAACTTCTTTCTCCCCAACTCATAATTTTACTCCTCTAAATGTTCACACATTCTTTTATAATATTCTTCCCAAGTTTGTTTTCTAAATTCTGGTTTCCAATTCACCCACCTTGCAAATCTTTTATGTAATTTAGGGGGTTTGGTGTTATTTCTATCCCTATAAGGTTGAACAAAAGGGTCAAGTCTCATCCCTTTTAAAAATCTTACTATCTCAATAACATCATCCAAACTATCCTTTAAAAGTACATATACGAAAAATTGACTTGGGACAGTATTATACCACCTTAATAATTCAGTAGCTTTTCTTATTGGTTCAATCATCTTTAAAGAATCACAGGCCATTCTTAAGGGAGATAACCATTTAACTTTTGATAGTAATTTTGCAATAGAATCATCAATTAATCTTGCATCTAATCCCTGGTTAAAATCAACTCTAATTTTCAATTTAACAATTTTTTCAATTTGATGTATTCCATATTCTGAAGCTAATATATTATTATCTAAAAGAACAACACCATCTTTTCTTTTTATGACTTGTTCAATATCTCTATATGGATAAATATCACCTTCTATTTGAGGAACAATACAAGTTGAACATTTTCTTATACAACCCCTTGTGAGATATCCCAAATCTGTCTTAATGTTTGGATAAAGTGTATAATCTGGTTTAGTATTATCAATTATTAAAGGTAATTTTAACTTAAAATCAAATGCTGATCCTCCACAAATAGAATTTTCTGGAACTTTTGATTTATTAGAAAATGTAAAAACTGATGAAGTATAAACTTTATCATATTTTTTATCTGTATTATACCACTCAACACTACAACCTCTTTGCTTATAAAAAGCAGATATCTTCATTAATGCCAAATTCTGAAACATTGGTAATTTTGTCTTAATACCAATATCCGGAGTATAAAGAGTAATATTCATTTTCAGTATTCTCCTTCATGCAAGACACTAAATAGTGCCTGAAATGACAATCATCACACGCATCAGTTTTTTTATTTTCACAATTATCCCTAACGTATATAAGATTTTTGTATTCTTCTTCATTTTCAATTATCATTTTTTTTAACTCCATAAAGTTCTTTGAGTTCTTTATTCGCATGGTTTATTACACGCTGTGCAGCTTTTCCAGATATAAACCGTGATTCGCTTGAAAGCATTGTGCTTGAGTATACAGGCACAAATTCTTTTTTATCTGTATCATATAGTATAACAAAAACCCCTTTTCCAACAATTCCTGCAAGATGCTCAATATAGCGGTGTAGTAAATCTTTTCGAGTAGGGGCAGCATAATGTTTTTTATCATATTCCACAAAACTTGGTAATTCTGTTTCTATTTCACGCCAAACAGGTTTGTCAAAATAATGAGCTATTTTATCTCTTACATCTTGATTGTGAATTACGCCTTTGCTAAAATCTATTGTCTCCCTTCTGTTTTTTTGATTGGCTGTTGTTTCTATTTGTTTCTTTTCCCAGTTCTCAATTTCATATAATTTTTTCCATTCGTTCATAATACATTCCTAATTAATTTATATTTTTAAACTTTCACTATCCCCACTTATTACAACAAAACCCTCTTGACACTATACCTCTTTCCGAAAATTTAAGTTCATCAACACCTTTTTTACATTCCAAATTCTCAGTACAAAAATCCAATGAATATTTACAATTCTCACAAGTTCTTTTTTCATATATATATTCCACCCTCTCCCATACCATAACTATCAATTCATAGTCAGACAACTCCACGTTAATTTCATTTTCTTTTATAAATTTATCAAACAATTCTTTATGTTCCATAACTACAAACCCCTAATTTTCATAATTTTGAAATTGTTAAATTCCCTTATGATCTGTTAAATCTTCAACTTTAAACACTCTTTCAGGAGTAACTACAATAACATGATCCTCATAGTCAACTAATTCAGTTAATTGCTCATTAGTTAATTTTTTTATTTAATCCACCTTTAATTATTTTATCAATCTTTTCTATATCCCAATGTCTAGGGCAATCATCCTTAAAACAATCATCACTACCTTGAATAGTTGGTAAATCACAACCTTTGCATCTCTCAAATTTACTTGCATATTCCTTCAATTCACTACCTGTCCACTCCAAATCTTCCAACCATCTTAAAACATCCTCAAATGCAGTTATCCTACCTCTTAAAATATAAGGAAGATCTGATACTTTGAAGAAATCCTTAATCCTCTCTTTAATCTTATGTTTAAATTCTTTCTTAGTTATCATATCTCATTAACTCCTTTTCATGCTTTTCCCTTTCCCTGTAATCTGTATAATATAATAATAACATTTTCATAAACTCCAGACATACCAAGTAACATGCTTTTCATTAACTTCATAACATGCTTTTTTGATAGCACCTTTTGTCCATGTTTATTCTGATATGACATGTAATATAGAAAAGCTTGAGGGAATATTTTTTTAAATTGTTTTGCTATACCTGCACCCCATTTACCTTGTGCATTACAAACATGAAGAAAAATATCCAGATGATTTATATTATTTGGGTCTAACATATCACCTTTTTTAAAAATAAATTTAACCATCCTTTTCCACCTTCTCTATTTTTAAAGAAATCATATCACAACTATGTAATACCCAAGCCAATAAGGAATGTTTATGATTCTTAAATATCATATAACCATCGTTTGTATACATCCCATTATGAATTAAGACAGCTTCTAATAATTCATCACTAAGTTTCACTGGAAAATGATTCTCCAATGCTTCTTTTGATAAAACAGCATGTTGAACTTCTTTGACAATAGGACCATATTTATATTTTCCAGTTTTAGTTTTAATATAATATTCTTTATGTCCTTTACCAAGATCATGAAATAATCCTGCAATTACAACATCAGACATCTTAAAAGGTTTTCCAAGGATTGCATTATGTTTAATAAGAAGATTAGTAACATTTATACAATGTTTTAATAAACCACCTTCAAAATTATTATGATATCTTGTTGAAGCTGGAGCTGTTAGATAATATGTATCAGTCTTTATCCAATTAACAAACTTATCCACATTTTCTTGTCCATAATCCTCTACTACATATTTCATAAGATTATTAAAAATGATTTCTTTAGACATTTTGTTTCCCTTTATAAATTTCCAAATATACCTTCAAACCTATTTCTTTAGCATAAATTATTATATTCCGAGTACCTTTACTCTTACCATCCCAAACAGCAATTAAACCACCTCCACCTTGAGATACTACAAAATCACCCATTTTTCTATTTCTTCTCATCCCTGCCATTACATCATAATGTTTTCCATATTTATTTGTTCTAATAATTGCATCTGAATGAGAGAAATTTTCCCAATCAGCAGGAAAAGGGATCACTGAAATATTATTTTCCCATCCATACTTTTTTGCTAAAAGATCAACACCCCAACATTCACCTTCTACAATTTCAGTTTGTTTAAAGAATTCATAATCAGTAATATGTCTTGATCCTGTAAATATTGTTATCATGATTTCTATCAAATAATTATTTCTTTATTTCTAATATATATATTATTATTAGTCAATATTTTTTCAGTAAAATAACGCATTAAGTTATAAGTTATTAAGATTAAATTAACAAGAGAATTATTTGGTATCAGTGTCTAAGATTATTGCTCTTTTGTTCTTTAGGGATTCTTGTTTGATTTTCTTTTCTGGAGGAACCTTTATGAAAAAATGACAGTTCCTTATATGCTTTCCAACTAATCCACAAAAAGGACATTTATTGTCTTTTTTTGTTCTCATTTTAAATTACTCAAAATCTTTTGGATCTAAAGAAGATGTAAATTCATCAATTTTTTTCATAAATTTATTAGAAACCTCTTCCTCTGAAAAAGCAAGCCCACGAAGTAATTGCACGGCTTTACCTTGTTCCTTGTCTGAGCCTGACCATCCCGTTTCTATCAGCTCCTTGATAATTTTCTTTGCATCTACAGCTTCATTAGTTTCCTGATTCCCATCTTTCAATTTTTTCAATATTTCTACTGCTCTTGAATCTTTACCATTCATTGTTTTTTCTCCTGTTTATTTACTAATTTCCAATTTTTAATTAAATCAAATATCTCCCTTGCCCTGGATTTCTTCTTGTCTTTTGTAGAAATACCCGGAACAGGTTTTTTACCAAGATCACTCATTTATCCCCACTAAATATTTAATATCATTATAGCAATAAAAATTCAAGAAACAAAATTAATCTTCTTTTTTCAATTTATCAGCTAATTCCTTAGCATATTGATATATATGTGGATTTGAAAACCAATTTGACTTTACTCCAGGCATAATTCTGTCTTCAATTATTTCCTCAATTTTTCCTGCTGGAAGATAGTCCTTCATTAATACGTATAAAAAACAAGTTATTTTATCCGGTTTTTTATTATCATCAGACATTTAAAACCTCCATTTTACTATTTCTAACCCAAACACCTTATTAACCAATTTAAACTTAACCTGAGTACATATAGAAACTCTCAGGCTGTATTCTATTACTTCTTCTTTTCCCAAATTGTCTTTAAAATCTCATATTTTCCTAGATTTGGACAATCTGCTGGTAATTAAAAATCAGAAGGTTCTTTTTCAAAACCTTTCTCTTTTCCAAGATGAAACTGCATTATACAACCAAATTTATAACCCTCAACATAAGTTTCAAAATCCTTTTCATAATAATGACAAACTTTACAAGTTTTAATCAGAGTATTGCTGGTTTTAACAATAGGACTCTTTTTTCTCATTTCCTCTTTGAAATATTTAATTTGTTCGTCATACAACTTTTTGATTTCTTCAATATCAGTTAAATTTTTTTGAAACAATTTACAATTGAGAAAACAACTCAACCCAACATCTTTTATTTCTTTTCTCATATCTAAAGGACATCTTTGATGATCTTTTAAACGCTTTACTTGTCCTTTCCTGTTTGTAATAAAATAATCTTTATTACAAAAACCTATATTAGACAAAGCATATTTCTTACCAAAACCTACATTAGTATACTCGTGTTTTGGAAAGTCACTATTCTCAAATTTTACTTCTTTAATAGAATCAAGATTTTTTCTCATCATCAACAACAAACCAAGATATTCAGGATCAAGTAATTCATAATCATCTATATTCCTATATTCAAAAAGAAGATCCTTAATTTCAAGTAAGTGAGATTTAAGTACATTCACTTGATGATTTTCTGGAATAATTGTTTCTAATTGTTTTTCCACTTTTTCATAAAATTTTTTGTAATTATCCATTTTTATTATCCTTTTTTAATCTTATTTCCTTTTCAAATAATGTTCTAAATTACTAACAGGTAATAATTTTTCCTTCTCAACTATATAATAAGTCTTTATTTTCATATCATTTCCATCTAAAAAATAATCTCTTTCTTCTTGGTTAAAAGCAATTCCTGCTGTGGTAAACATAAAATTGTGAATTAATACAACCAAAAAACAATCCTCATAATCATCATATCTAATAGCATCTTCATAATTAATTCTAATACCATTATCTCCCAACCACCGTTCATTCTCTTGATCCTCAGAATTTATATATGCTCCCATTATTTCCTCCATTTCCCTAATATATTACTATTTTCTAAAAATTTTTGTAATTATCCATTTTTATTATACTTTTTAACTTCATCTTCAAAAAATCTTTCAACTTCATCCACCATGTTTTGTAATATTTTTACACTTTCCCCTTCAGATAATTCAACAAGATCATTCCTAAAATAAATTAAAGCTGATCCATATGCTGCATAAAATACTTTTCTACATTCATCAATTTGAATATCTGAAAATCCTGTTCCATAATTTCCACCCTTAAAAGTTAATTTAAAATAATTTTCCCATTGTTTTTTTATAATCATTTTATTCTCCTTTATCTTATTGAATGTCTTTGAAAAATCCATATTATCAGTATTTTCTTCTGTTGTTGGTTCTTACTGCTTTATTCTCAGAAACAAATATTAAATCACTGTCTAAACAATTGTGTCCAAATATCTTATAATAAAATTTACGTATTTTGTGTTTCATATTCAATATTTGAAGATTTTTAAATTTACCCAAAATTTCCACCATTTCTTTTTATATCATTTATAATTGTTTTATTTATCAATTAATATAACCCCTTTAAAACTATCCCCAATCATACCAAAAAATAAAAAATCAGTTTTAGAAATATTAATTTTATTTTTATCACAATACTTCAAAAAACACTCTAAACAAATAACTTGATTATTATATAGCAATGGTATAACCCGAAACCAAACACTATTGGTAACACTCCAGGCAATCCTCTGTTCCCTACCACATTTTTTACAAAATTCACCTGACCATTTCATTTATATTCCTCTTCTTTCAACTTCTCTCATTGTGCTTTCAACTTCTCTCATTGTGCTTTCAGCTTCTAGTGCTTTAATTTTTTTATCGTAAAATTCAAAAACATCAATTATCATTTCTGACACAGAAATAGTATGGTTATTGATTATTTGTGGCATGTTTTCTCTCCCAAAGTATTAAATATTTACTTGGAATATATAAATCTTTTTCATTTTCTAAAAGAATAATTGCATTTATACCTTCATCCCCATCATATACCCCAATCTTTCCTTTATGTTTTCCTTTTAATATTAAAACTTCATCCCCATAATTATCAGATGTAGTTGGTTCTAAAGAATTATTTTTCTTTATCACCTGTATTATAGAATTAAGATAATAATTATCCAATGCTCTCTTCATTTTATCATCTCCATAAATTCATTTTCATTTATTACTTTTACACCTAAACCTTCTGCTTTGCTTCTCTTTCCACCACCACCTTCTCCAACAATCAAATAATCAAGTTTCCCGGAAACACTTGTTCTAAATTTACCTCCATTATCCTCAATAATAACTTTAAATTCATCACGATCTTTTGTAAGTGTACCTGTTACGCAAAATGTTTTCCCTTGTAATTTATTTGAAGATGGTTCTTTTTCTGGAATAATGTTAATATATTTTGATGCTTCATTGATTGTGGATATTTTCTTCTCAAGCCAATCAACAATAACCCCAGCTCTTTCCTTTTTAATCCCTTTTATTTCTTTTAATTGTTCTACTGAAATACCCATAATTGCATCAATAGAATTATATCCTGCATCAGTTATCAATTTAAAAATTTTCTTTGAGATATAAGGAATACTTAATGCTCCAAAAAACACTGAAACAGTCCACTCTTTATATTTTTTAAAAACAAGTATCTTCTCAGCACTTTTCTCTTTCACATTTTTAAGATTCTTCATTAAAATTTCTGGAGTAAGTTTGTAAAAATCAGCAATATTAACCACTAACTTTCTTTCATACATTTCTTCAATTCTCTTTTCTCCAAGGCTTCTAAAACCAAACTCTTCTTTTAGAACCTCAACCCATCTTTTTAAATTACCTATTTTCCGGGAATCACATTCTTCATTAAAACAAACAAGAAAAGCTCCATAAATCTCAAGTTTTTGTCCACACATTGGACAATTATCTGGAAATTCAACTTTATAATCATCATGTTTGGTTAAAGATTCTTCAATTTTTGGTATGGTGTCCCCTGCTCTTGAAACAATGATCCTATCTCCTATTTTAATCTCAAGTCTATTCATTTCATCAACACTACACAGAGTAGCACTTCTGACTGTCACACCTCCAATTTCAACAGGTTCAATCTTTGCTACTGGATTCCATCTACCTGTTCTTCCACCTTGGAGAATGATATTTTCTACTGTTGATTCTTTTCTAACAGCAGGAAATTTCAAAGCAGTTGCAAAATCTGGCATACCACCACTTTCTGAATTAGAAATAAGTACCAAACCATCAACTTCAAATTTAAGTTTATCTCTCTTTTTTTGCCTATTAAAATAAACTGTTTTCAATTGCTCAATGTTATTAATATAAACTGGCATATCAACTTCAAAACCTAATGATTTTAACCACCTGAATTTTTCAATTTCACTACTAAATTTAATATTACAATCTGAAAAAACACCATGATACTTCAAAGAACAAAATTTAGCATATATTTTACCTTTAAACTTTCTTGCAATACCAGCAGCAGCATTTCTTGGATTTTTATATATTTTTTCTTTGATTTGTTTAATTTCTTTCTCAAAAACTGGAATAGTAATCATAATTTCTGCTTTTAATGCTCCAGTAAAACCTTCAATATGGGTTTTTACATTCTTCATCTTAAGGACATTTCTTAATATATCCTCTCCTATCCCATTTTTACCTTTTGTCACAGCATTAGTAAAATTTCCATTCTTATAATATAAAGTAATACTAAGACCATCATACTTCCAAGGTAAAAGATATCCTTCTTTATCAGGATTATTTATTAACCACTTTTCAACATTATCCCAAAAAATATCCCCTTTTTTATCAAATAATTCAACTTTTGAAAGACTAATACCACAACCAGGATAAATGTGTTTGAATTTTTCCCAGGGAGAATCCTGATCTAAATATTCTCCAGTAGCTTGAATACCAAATAATTCATCATATAAATTATCACTAATTATAGAATCACCTTTTGAATATGCTTTATCACATTTCTCTTTATCATATTTGAGAAAAAAAATCTGACATATAGGACATTGAATTGTTTTTTGATCTGGTTTAAAATCCGCAATTGAACAATTACAATTTTGGAGATAAACAATTTTCCTATCATTAGTATAAATTTTAAAATTCATATCAATTACCTCTTACTCTCTTTTTTCTTATTTATCTATTTTTTGATTCAAATTCTTCTTCATAAGCTTTAAAATAATGATCCTTAATTCTTTTAAAAAATTCTATTTTTTTAGAATCATCCATCTTTTTAAATTTTTTCTCTACACAAGTACAAATACTTATTACTTTCTCTGGTTTATTTGTTTTTTCCTGAGTTTTAGAATTTCTATATATAACATTTCTATTAATTTCAAAAAACCCTTTTCCATTACATTGTTTACAACTATTCTTACTAAGTTCTTCACAGAAAGAAATAGGAATTATAGCAGGAAGTTTATTTGAAACACCTGTTGTAAAAAATACTTCTTTGATTAATTTTTTCCACTCAATTTCAAATTTATTTTTAAGATCCATTTTAATACTCCCACTCTTCATTACATTTAGGGCATTTCCATAATTCAAAATCCTTATTAGTCCATGAATATCCCTTATTGTAAGATTTAATAAAAACTAATTTACAATTACATTTAAAACAAGTATGTATCTTATTTATTCCCATTTATTCCTTTCAATAATCATCATCTTCATCATATCTATCAAAATAATTTCCTAAAAAATGATCCGGTTTTCTATCATCAGATGATCTTTCTTTATAATCATCCTCTAAATACTCTCTTTGAAATCTTTTCTCATTTTTTATAAACCTATCCCTAATCTTTACTTTCTCTTTTACAACACCTTCTTTAAAATTCAAAAAATCATCTAATTTCTGATTAATTTGAAGTATTTTCAATGTCCTGGTCAAAGCAACATAAATCAAATTCAACTCCTCTGGAGGTAATTTTAAATCAATCTGATTAGTATCTGTTATAAGACTTGTAAAATCATTAGAAAGTTTTACATTATCAAATTCCAAACCTTTTGATTTATGTGCAGTAGTAAAAATTATATCAGCATCTTTAATATCTCTCTGTGTTTGTTTTTGTATTCTTTTTATCAATATAGGTATCTCTGATCCAAATTCTTTGACAATCCTGATCCTCATTAACAATTCAGCATCTTGAGTATCCTTTGCAAAACTTTCAAAATCTTCAAATGAACTGAAACTTCTTATATATCCATTCTTTATTGAACTGTGTTCACCACATTCCAAATAATAAGTATCTTCTAAAAGATCAAACTTATAACCATAAACACCACCAACAAAACCAAGTTTTTTACCAAGATTTCTAATAGCATTTTTAAAAAGATTGGCATTAGTCCTACTAATGATTGTATGTTTACCATCAACATATCCCAATTCTCCAGTAGTATTTTTCCCTATAATTTTATGAGTTTCCTTTTTGAAAGTGGATAAAAGGTTGTTTGCAAGATTAGCTATAGGTTGCCCTAATCTGAATGAATTAGTAAGATAAAAATCATAATCAGCGTTAATCCTCTCTAAAGCGTTTACTGCTCCACGAAATTGATAAATTTGTTGAAAAAAATCCCCGATACAGATTTTTGAAGCTCTTTGCTGCATAACAAAATCTACCGTCACTGCATTTGCGTCCTGAAATTCATCAAATAATATTGAATCATATTTATACAAATTAGGACTTGATAATGCAAAAAGTTTCAAATAACCGTCATGAATCATACCAATCTGAGTATTTTCTTTATCACACATTATATTCCACAACTCATTTGCATATGAAATCACCTTTTCAGCTTCTTTATTCATACCTCTTTGGATAATCTCATTAACATCTTTTTTTCTCTCTTCTGTTTTAGCTTCACTGAGTGCTTTCTTTAGTTCAATTGGTACTAATTTTTTTAACTCAATATTTACTGAAACAGGAAAATGGATTGAAGAAATGGAAGTATCTGCTGATACTATATATTTGTTTACAGTATCCAAAATATCTTTAGCTATCCTGTAGTTATCCAAGTTAAACAATCTTCTTATTTCATTAGCTTTTATGTTTGTTACTAATTTATGTTGATATTCAGATCCAAAACCCCACCATGCCAATGAATGAGATGTTCTACATTCAACATTAGGTGGAAATTTACTCTTTGCTTCTTCTTGAACTGATTTATTAAATGCAACATAAAGAAACTTTTGATATGGCCTTACTTTAGCATATTCATAGAGAGTAGAAGTTTTTCCCACCCCGGCATAAGCATTAATTTTCATAATTTCTCTATCATACAAATCTTTCTGAATTATAAGTTTTTGTTCTTGTGTTAGTTCCATTACTTTTACTCCTCTTATTTAATCTTCAATATTACATCTCCAACAATCTAATCATATGTTTTAATTTATCATCAACAAAATCCCTTACCTATTTATCAACATATTCTTGTGTTTCTTCTTTTATTCTTTTTTCATCTATTATTATTTCCATTATTTTTT